CTATATAAAAAACAGCTTACATCAAGTGTAAGCTGAAATGGTGCGGCCGACTGGACTTGAACCAGCACGGTTGCCCACACGCCCCTCAAACGTGCGCGTCTGCCATTCCGCCACGGCCGCAAGTATTGGTAGCCTTTCGACTACACTTCACTATATTATCATAAATTCGGCAAAATGCAAGTATTTTTTATTCTGTCTTACGCTTTGACCACTCCCAAGTTTCTGCTCCTTCATACGGACTGAAGAAGCTTACTTTATCTGCATTTTTTAGAGTTTCAACTGTAAGAAACCAGTAAGCTCTATAGCATATAGGAATATAACTTGCGTCTTTGTTTATCGCCTTTTTAAGTGCAGCAAACTGCTTGGCCTGATCCTCTCTGCTTAGAGATTGCTCAAGCGAATAAATTTGAGCTAGAAGCTTTGAATCAGAAAATCCAATCTTGTTATATGTAGTATATAAATCTGTGAGATTAAATTGTTTGTCTAACTTTATTCCACCAAAATAGATATCGTATTCTTTCGAATCAAGCATTTTGGCATAATCGTCTGCATCAGCACTAATTAAATCTGCATTGATACCTATTTCTTTTAAATTTTCGATAATAGTCTCAGCCGCTTCGAGCCTCTGTTTATTAGTATTTAAAACAAGAGTGTTCGCTGAAGGTAAGAAAAAGTCAAACATCTTCAAGAACTTAGGGAATAACATCAAATCAGGTGCTAACAAAGTAGTTAAACTTCCATCTAAAGGAGCTCACAAATTATTCGACCTAGCTGAAGGTAAAAAAGCTGGTTCAGGTAAATTCGCGTTAGGTGCTGCTGGAGCGGTACTAGGAGGTGGAGCTGGAGCAGGTGTTGCTGGAATCACTCTTAGAGGTTTGAAAGGTAGACTTAGAGAAGCTAACCCTACTTGGTCTGATGAAAAAGTACAAGCTGAATACGACAAAATTAAGAAGAAAAGATTAGCTATCGGTGCTGCTTTAGGTGCAGTTGCTGGTGGTGGACTTGGAGCTTATAAAGGAGTTCAGTACGGAAAAAGAAACAAGTAATTAAAACAGTGAGGGCTTGAGATATAGCTCTCCTTAATGTAAATGAATCGTTAAGCATGAAAAGAGCAGGGTTAAGAAAGTTTACTGATAATATAGAGTTCAGCTTTCCACCAAAGAAGAATGTAGTTGAGGTAGTTAAAGATAAAGGATATAAAGAAAAACTACTAAGAAACTCAAAAATAGGATCTAACATTGGAATAGCTTTAGGTTCGCTTTCAGGAATAGGTTTAGGGTCTATTTTAGGAGGTAAGTTAGCTGGAAATAAAGAGAAGCAAGTTAGCAAGTACCTTAAAAACAATCCAGATAAGACCAAAGAGGTTGCAGAGCTTATATTCAACAAGAAGAAAGATAAGTATAAATCAATTGGTAGAGTTTCCGGAGCTATTTTAGGGAGCATTGGAGGGTACTTAGCTGGCGACTCAATTGGAAAGAGATTAACAAAAGAAAATAACTAAAATATAATGAAAAACGTAATACTTAAAACAAAATACTTCTCTGATAATATAGCTAAGAAAGTAGTAGGTAACACTGCAGGGGCTTTCGGAGGATTTACTGGAGCTACTTTGGGTGCAGGAGCCGGATATGTAGGAGGTAGACTTGCTGGTAAACTTGCTGTTGGGAATAAGGAAGACTTCATTCAAAAATACTTAGGTAAACATCCACAAGCTACTAGACAAGAGGCTGAAATGGCGTACAAACAAAAGAGAGGAACATTCAACAAAATAGGAACATTAGCAGGAACTGTTGGTGGAGCTATTGGTGGATTTAAAGCTCTAAAAGGAGGTGCTGGTAAGTTAATGGGTGGTAAAAAATAAGACCATGGATAAGATTATTGTGATTAAAAACCAAGATGACGCTAAGAATTACCTAATAAATAAAGTTAAACCCACAGACTTATCTAATAGAGTAGGTCAAGCTATAGGTTTGGGATTATTAGGTGGAACTTTAGGAGCAGGTCTTAGTAAAGTTAGAAAAGAACCGATTAATAAAGGACTACTAATAGGTGGAGCTTTAGGTACCTTAGGGGGATTCCTTGCCAAACCAAGCCTTACAGAGGGAGATAATGAAAGAGTAGCTAGGGGTGTATTATCTGGAATTAAAAAATACTATGTAATCGCTTCACTACCTTCAGGACAAGTTTTCTTAGAGGATTATTCAAATGTAAATGAAGCTAAAGGGATTGCAGATAAATTAAAACAGTCAGGACACAAAGCATTCGTAGTTACTCCAGAAGAATTTAACGAGGGAGTAGAAAATAGACAATTCGGATTTTTAGATAACTTTAGAGGGACTTCTTCAGGCAAGGATTTTCAAAGAGGAGTTATGGAGTACGGAAAAGCTAATAAGAAATTCATGGACTCTGTTGACCTTAAGAAATTACCAAAAGAATCTCAAGACGCAATTAAGAAGGACATACTAACAGCTGGCCAGGAGGAAGTAATTAAGGAGAAAAGAGCCTTAGGACAATCTATTGGTGCAATCGGAGGTATAGCTGCAGGTGGAGGCCTTGGTTATTTATTAGGAAAGAAGATAGCTGGACTTAAGAGTGAGGAGGCTTATATCAAAGAATATCTATCTAAACACCCGGGAGCTAAGGAGAAAGACGCAAAAGAAGCTTACAAACAGAGATTAGCTAAATTCATGAAAGTTGGAGCTAATGTAGGTATGGCTGCTGGTGGTGCTCTAGGAACTCAAATAGGAGATAAATACGGTAGAAAAGCTGGGATTAAAGATGCTAGACAAATATCCAATGAGTTAATGAAGCGAGGGAAATAAAACTATAAGTGGAGATTTGAAATATAGTCTCCCTAAACGGATATGAATAAAAAAAAACAATGAGAATTATACCAGACTTTAATAAATACAGCTCAGAGTGGCAACGTAATAATCCAGCTAACCTCAATACTAATAATTCTAGGGACTTTAATAGATATTGGGAAGATAGGAAAGCTAGTCACAATAAATACTTGGATGAATTAGCTAACAAAAGCGTAGCAGGTCAATATCTATAGGTAAAGGTATCGGAGTTCTAGGTGGTGGTTTAGTAGGAGGTTTGACGGGTAATTTAGTTGGAGGATATAGATTCAATAAGAAAAACCTTAAGGATCAATTTATAGAAAAGTACTTGTATGAAAACCCATTAGCTGGAAAGTTAGAGGCTGAATCTGCATATAATAAATTAAGAAAGAAAGCTCTAATCAAATCATCATTATTGGGTGCTGGATTAGGAGCGGGAGTTGGTTTTATGGGCGGATCTAAAATAACTAGAAATAGATTCAATAAGAGGCTGCTTGACGCAAAAGAACTTGGAGAGGGTAAGATATTTGATAGGAAGCAAGAGATAAGAATTAATTTTGGTGATATTTTTGGCGATAATGGGTCTATAGATGTCCAAGATTATTACTCAGATGACGGGAGATTACATAAAAGAACTTCCGTAGAAAAATTAATTAGGGATAAGAATTCAGGAGATAAAATACTAACCAACACACTTAATGAGAGCGAAGGTGGAGCTAGAATTCGAAATAGATTAGTTATGAACAAGACTCCTAAAATTAATAAAGAGTATTTACTAAACGAACCTATTTTAAATGAGGGAAAGTCTCTAAGTGAGGGCATTGAAAGACTAAAGGCTAAGTTTAATAATTCAAATAAAAAATAATGATTGTAAGAAGTAAAGAAGATGCTGTTAAGTTATTACTAGATAGATTTACAGATAAAGATTCCGATTATCGATTTAATAATGCTGTGAATGGAGCTGCTATAGGCGGATTCCTAGGTGGCACTGGAGCTGCAATGATAAATAGAAACAAAAGAGAATCTGGTGCTCTAAAATATGCAGGACTTGGTCTTCTAATTGGAAGTTTAGGTGGATATTTGAAGAACCCTACAACTACACTCAAAGAAGGTCAAAAAGTAGCTGCAGGAAGAATTAAATCTTTAGGTGGAGCGTATACAGTAACAGATAGTGCAACGGGTAAACCTGAAGTTGAGGAACATGATACTTTGGCGGAAGCTGAGGAGTTTGCTAAATATTTAAGAAGTCACGGAAGAAAAGCTTATGTAGTAACTCCGGATGATTATGAACTACCGCTACAACTATAAAACAATATAAACAAGAGAGGAGATTATTATATAACAGTCATTAATATTAAATTATACCAACAATTTATTAAAGTTTGGATAAAAAGATAGTCTATAATTATTATCAAACGAGGGATGCCTCCGCTTAGAGTTGAAATACTTTAAGATGATTAGTACTATACTATTAGATTAACTTTTAATAGGAGTTAGTATCGAACAAGCATTATGGACTACAATAAGATCTCCTCCTAAATTAAAATGAATAAAGTGAAAAGACCTACAACCATAAAGGAAGTATTTTTCATATCGACAGAGGATTTAGATAGACAAACTTTAATTCCTAGAGTGCCTAAAAACTTTCTGACAGAGCAAGGTTATGAAGATAATACAACTAAGAGAGTGTGCCTTTCGACTTCAATAATGGGATGCTTAGCTGCTATGAGTGCGAACATCTTAGGTAGAGTCTATAATGTATATAAGGTAACTGCTAACGTATATAAACCTACTACAGAAGAAGTTCCAGATTGCGAAATAACAGATGAGGTTTGGAGTTTAGAGCCAGTCAAGTTAGATTACCAATACTCTATCAAAGTAACAGGTTATCACGATAAAGAATATAAGTACAGAACCAAGGACTTCGAGGCTACTATGTATAAGTGGAAGTATGAGAGGGTTAATAAAAAGGGAATACTTATAGGAACAAACAAAAACAAGAAATAAAGAAATGGGAGAAGTACTACTATTATCGGAACTTAAGAGAAAAATAGACTTGAGGTCATCTCTTCTAATGCTACCTTCTGTGGATGAGTTATTGTCTATCGTAGGAACCCAGAATCCAGACGAACAGAGAGTAGAGCTGTATTCAGTGGCTTTAGAGAAGTGGCATTATCAAGTACCTCTCATCAGAATAAATAAAGTAAAAATTAATAACGACCCACATAAATTTATAAACACTTTTAATACATATGCTAGGAATCCGAATACTATGTGCATTTCAGAGGTTGAACTTATACCGACTAGAGTATGGTCACTTAATGGTATTTTAGGTTCATCTCGTAATTGGATATATCAGGATGGTTTCTTATCAGGAGTTTCAGAGGGAGAATATCTAATTAACGCTACCTATATGAGACCTATGTATGTTAACTATTTACAACCAACTGGGGAATTAGATCCTAAGAGTTGTATTGGTTTTATTGAAGAAAGACATGTAAGTAAGTTTGTAGACGCTTGCCTTATGGAGACTTTACAATTTATATCTCAACTAAGGAAGAATTTTGAATACCCAGACGTACCTGTTCAGATGTTTAATGGTATAGATGAGGCTAGTTCAATGATACAGACGAGTTTAGATCAATTTTATATGGGATTAACACACGGTAAAATATATGTTTAATAAGCTGTACAAATGGGAGAACCTAAAAGATAAAGCCTTAGCTGATAAACTGAGAAACTACAAATACAACAAATCTGAGAACGGTGAGGAGTATGTAGACTATGATGGAAACGTATACCTCACTAAAGACGGAGCTCAGATACCTTTTGTTGTAGTTCATGAAGGAAGACATCGAGAAAAGGCATTAAACGGAGACTTACTACACAATAAAACCTTAAATAAAATAAACAATAAACTTAGCGATGTAGCGCCTGCCTTAGCTTTTATGAATGGACTTAATGGTGGGAAAGCTTCTAAAACAGTCCTACAGAGAGTTCACTTATCTACACCAAGAACAATGAGAGAAGGGATAGTGAATTATGAGAGTAGAAAGATATTACCTAAGGAGTTTCACGGAGATAGTTATACCTCAGATGCTTCTTATGCTGTTAATACTTTAGACGAGATTAGAGATGACTTGAGAAGATACAACCAAGGAAAAGCTTTGAGAGGGCTGCTAATTAAAAAGATATAGACATGAAAATAGAAGTAAGATTGTTCCCTCTAGATACTCCTGCAGCAGACGGTTCTATTATACCTAAGCAGAGTTTTCTAGAGTATCAAAACACACCACGATATAAAGAGAGAAAACAGAATAGAAACTTTTACGGAGGGAGTACACACTTAAACAGAAACCAATCCAGAAAAGAATCTACAGGAGGAGTTGTTGGAGAAGGAGATGAACTACTATACTCTGGAAACATCACTCATATTATAGACGATTATTTTATTAGAAGACACTCAGATGGGATTGAATATGTCCACGCTACAGCAGAAGTAATGGACGATCCAGAAGAGTACGAAGGAAAGAGTAAGGAGTTAATTAAAACGCTTTGTCGATTACTTAATAGAGGGGTTCAGCTTCCAGTATCAGTAGTTATCTCAGCAGTATGGAAAAATGATATAGCTGTTAGAATTAAGGATATTTTAGGATTTGACTTTACTCTTTCACCAGGTTATAATAAGGCAAGTATAGTGGATATTTCTTATGAGTGATATTAAGGCTATTCTAATTGGTGTAGCGGCTAGTAAGATTTTAGACAGACTCACAAGAAAAGAAGAACCTGATAGATATAGATTTCAGATAAGGTTCGATAAGAGAGGTCATAATTATGTCTACCATATGCTTTTTAGAACACGAAAGAGAGCCCACGAGGTAGCGAAAGAATTATCTCAAAGAGTGGGTTATAGTAATGTAGTCGTTGAACAAATTGATTAAAAACTCATGGGAATATTAATAGTAAAACATTTTAGCGACTATAGAGATGAACACGCTTACTACGGAAAAAGAGATGGTAAGAAGTGGGGAGCTATAGCGGGTGCTGGTGCTGGTGCTGCGATAGGGAGGAAACTTGGAGGTAAGTCAACCACAGGTCAAGCAATAGGTGCATTAGCAGGAGGAGCTATAGGTGGTGTTGGAGGTTTTATAGCTGGAAGTAAGATAGGAAAGAAGATTGGTAGAAAGTTAGGTAGAAGATCAGAGAAGAAGAGATTTGAAGTTACCTACACAGACCCACAAACAGGAATGGATAGACATAAGAGATTTGACTTCATACAAGAGGCTCAGATTTTTCATAGACAACATCCAGGGTCACATATTTCAGATCTTCACCACCAGCCTCAACAACCAAATTACTCGGACGAAGATTGGTCATGATTTAAATAAGTGGAGTGGTTTGAAAGATAGCCCTCCCAAAATGAATATGAATATGAGCAATACACTAGTAGTAAACGGATTAAAGATAACCACTTCACTCTCTTACATTAAGTTCATAGAGGCGGGTGTCACTCAAGTTGAAGAGGATATACCAAATTCAGTACTAGTTATTTTCTTCACTAAAGGAGCTAAAAACATTGAGTTACCCTTTGAAGTGATTATAGAGGAAGAGCTTAAGGAGTCAGACTTACTTTCAACCTATAATCCACAAAATAAAATAAACAACCTAAATATAAAGAAGCTGGTAGTTAATGAGTATATATTAAACCAGACTATTTTTACCGATTTGGATAAGAGTTATGCCCTTTATAATGAAGAGAGGTGTGACTTATTTATAAACCAGAATATAGAGTACAAAGATTATATAACACTACTTAAATCAATACCTTTCTTAGAGATAATTGAAGGGGAAGATGACGTAGTACTCGCTAATATAACAAACTGCTTAATGGGTAGAAGGAGGCTTAATTATATCTTCCCAAACCATAGAGCATTTAAGTACAAAGACACCTATACTAATTATGTTATAGATGAGCCTTTAGTTATGTATCAAGTTAAAAAGGTAGTTCTAGAGCAATTATATGATCATGGTTTCGAGTCCTTAAAGTTAGATGACCAGGATGAATTAGTAGAGGTTCCTGACGTACTAAGTTACTCTATTCAAAATGCCGATTATAACCCAATAGCTAAAAGAGTTACTCCACTACTAAAGCGACACACAGATGCAAACTTGTCTATAGAGTGGAAATTAAAATCAACAACCCTCTCTAAAGCTATGGATATAAAGAACCGGTATAGAAACTTAGAGATTATTTCCAACTTGACTTCTATTAATGTATTTGACTATAACAACAATCCATTTAAGGTAGCTATAGTTTGGGAAGATATATCAGGTCAATTAGGAGATAAAAGTGCGGTTACTGACGAGGAGAATAATTACTATCATCAGCTATACTTTAATTGTAGAGTCCACTTTGATATTATAATGGATAACTGCAAACCCTCTGATGTAGTGATCTCTAAAATAACCAATCTAGTAAAATTCAAGGAAGTAAACCTAAAAGAAATGAATGCTGTAGATAGTGATACCGTATTCAGTTTAAAGTATAAGGATTACGACCAAATTGTTAAAATATTGAGTAAACAACCAGAGACAAAAGAAATTAAATAAAATATGAGTCAGATATATGAACCATTTGTAGAGTCCAGAATTCAAGCTGCGACAACTACAGATACATCAGGATACCAGAACGGGAAGATAGTAGTAGCTGCTCCCTTAGTTTCTGACCACGGCCCTTACGGCATAACAATGATAAACAACCAAAGAGAACTCCTCAGAAAATATAGACCAGATGGAGCGAATTATTTGGTTTCAGATTTAGATAGTACATTCTTCCATATTTACGCTATGCTTGCTCACAGTTCAGTATTAGTATCAAGAGTAGGTAGTTCTATGGAGGAAGCAGTAACTAAAATGTATAATGCAGACCAAGGAGCGTTCAGTTATACAAAGCTTTTCGGAAATAAGATGGTAGTAGATTATAAAGGTTCTATTGCTGTTGGAGATAACGGGAAGTCTTATTTAGTAGATGGAAAAGATAGAATACTAGATACAATAGCTGCAGTTAAAGTAGGAGCAGTATCAGTTCAAAGTTTAGATTTCCAAGAGAAGATTAGCAAATTAATTAACGGATTAGAGGATTCATCAGTTTACCTTTACGGATATAAGTATGGAGAGAATAATGAACTAACTCTTTACCTAGCTTATAAGTACCATGCAAATGTAAACGAATTCATTAAAACTACACTAGGTCTTGCTAATACAGATGGACTACCTACAGCACCTAAGTTGACGATTGATGATAAATATAGATTGTTACTTAAGGCTACAGCTCCGGTAGGTTCAGCAATTACAAATACTACATCTACACCTCTTAAATTCTTAATTAACTCTATAGACCCGGCTAACAAGAGATTCATTTTAAAAGTTAATTCTCAGTTAGACGCAGGTTCAGAGTTCACGATTGCAGATGTAACGAGAACAGAGGTTAAACTTGCTCCAGCTCCAGTAGGGGTAAGCGCAATAAGTAACGGACTAAAACTAGAGGGAGATCCACAGACAGATGAAAAAGTCCTTATAAGTAACCCCGATAGAGTATTCGCATTTTCAGATCCAGTTAGAGCAGAGTTTGAAAAATTAGGAGGAAATGCAGCACCAGTAGATGGAGAGAGAAGTGCAAAAGTACAGAGAGCTATTCTAGATTTATTGGAGTATGATGAAGGGTATAGAATTGACTTTGTATGGGATGCTGGAGAAGGTGAAGTTGGTCTACAGTCAGTAATGAACTCAGTAGCAGCAGAACTTAAAGCACTTGCACTACACTCAGTTAAAACTACAAACCATTCAACAGTAGATGCTATAGTAAATGAGTACAAGCAATCTAATTCATTCAACTCTTATAAACTAGCTCCATACATGAAATACAACTTTGGGATTAAGACACTAGAGCTTTCTCCTTGTATTGAGTACGTTGAAGCTATTGTGAGAAATAAGTCAGCTAATTCAGAGTTTGCACCGGTATTTGGAATCGTTAATGGTCAAGTATCTGTAGGTGAATTAGTAGCTCAATTTAAGAAGACTGATAGAGAGAAATTCTTAGCAGGACAAATAAACACCATCAAGTTCGATAAGTTTAGAGGTATATCTTCAATTAATGACTGTAGAACTGGAGAAGGTGGTCAGAGTTTGTTTAATGAAGAATGGATTGTAAGAATGGCTAATAGAATAGGTTGGGATTTAGACTTCCTTCTTGAGCAATTCTTAGGTAGATACGATGTTGAGAGTACAGCTTTTGACGTTAAGGCTACTATCGATTACTACATGAAAACTACTATTATGAATCAGACTTATGCACCTGAGAAATATGACGTTATAGTGGATAAATCTAATAATGTTTGGGGTGATGGTGAATTAATGGTAGAAGTAAATATATATGTTGGTAGAGCGCTTAGAAAGATTACGGTTGTGTCCAAGATGCTTCCATTATCGACTCTAACCGCGAATTAACCAGCAGTGCTTTCATAATTGTTGTGATTTTTTATTAAGTTCGTGTCGTAGGGGGATTTTGAATAGATCTCCCTCGGCCAACCCATAAATGAATGAAATATGAGTGAGACGATTAATAATGACTTTGTAAATAGAGCCCATGAAATGACAGGGAGGTTCTTCAAGATAATGTACAAGAGCTTTCCTTTTTATATGAAACTTTACGGGACTCTTTGCACAGTAGAACGCTTACTTAGAAATAAAGATAATAAAGACAGAATAAAGCTTCCTTCCAGAGACCAAATGATAAACCAGACTTATGGAAAGGTAGCTACACACGATGATTTGGATAGGGATTCTGAATGGCAAACTTTTACAGAAACCTTTATCATAAACAAGTCACACGCTCAGAAATACTACAATAACCAGAGTGACGAGGTGATGATTTACTTTAACCAAAATGTACTTGACTTAGGAGATAAGGTGAGTTTTAATAGATTCGGAAAGACTTACTCCTTTATAGTGAATGATGTTACAGCTTATGAGGACGTTATTTTTGAGTATAGATTAATCGGAATAAAGGATCACGTCTCTAGTATGAATGAGCAGGAAATAAAGAAAGAAGATAAACTTGGACTACCAACAAATGAGCAGGGTACAGACACACCAACAGTTAAGGTAGTTAGGGGCTTTAAAAATAGAAAATAATTATGTCGTTACTTAGTGATTTACAATTAGGCAAGGGGTATAGTGGAGCAAAAGATACTATAACCAAAATACTCTCACCTCTTAGACACCTTAGTGGAACTGTTGGAGATATAGGGAGAGCTGCACAAGCCTTAAAGATGTTGCCTAACCAGATAAGAACTAAATCAGACATGGTTCAAGTTAAGGCTACTCTTAGGGCTCTGAATCAAGTGTTAAAGAATAGTAAGATATCAGACTTTTTAAATAAACTTGAGAATGCAGTAGGAAATTCGATAGTGGGGGTCTTTAATCCTTATATCGATACTAGAACAAAGGTAAAGGTCGAGTATGATAAGAATAAGGTAGTTCAAATTGTTAATGAGATTAGAGCTACAAGAGATGCTAGAGTTGCTGCTGAGGTTCAAAATATGTTAATCTCGGGTGCAGCATTCACAGATGTAGTAAAAATATTAGATAGAGTAAGGGAGAATGATCCTAAATGGGGACTGGGGAATATATTATCACTACTACCTCAGAATTTATTAGCTCAGTTTGCTCCCAAGTTTCTAGGTGCTTTTAAGACTGCTGATGAGTTTTTAGGAATTTCAAAGGGAATACAGAATTTGGTAGAAGGGAAATCTTGGAATGGGGGACCTAAAATGCCTAAGAAGAAACCAACAGCAGGGATAGCTAATAGTACGACTTGGAACTCAGCAACTAATGTGGACAAGTATAAAAGTATGCTAGAACAGGCTGGGATTGATGCTTCTAACTTAAAGACTGACTTCGATACCCCAGTTCCAGTAGATGCTTTAGGGTATGATCCGGACACTGACACATTTAAGAACCCTTTTACTGACGATGGAGATGTAGCACATAGCGTTAACTCTAGCAACCAGAAAGTATTAGATGCTACTATTAAAGATATAAACCCAGCTCCATTTGAAGGTTATTTTAGATCAAGATTAGGGAGACTGGAACTTGCATCAACTCACCTATGGGATGTACAAATAAAACCAATGGGAACAGGAGTGCCGGTACTTGAGATGAGGGATATAGATGTTCTTCCGATTACAAACTGGTCACTAGATGCAGGACAGACCTTATCAGATTCAATGGAGATGTTTGGGGGAAGTTCAATTACAATCCCTACAACCAAGAAGATAGATATGAGATTTGAGGCTACTTTTATAGAGGATTCAACTTATTCTGTAAAGGCGTGGCTCTCAAAGTATAAAAAGTTCATGTTCTATAAAAACCGAGTGAGACCTTATAAAGAGTGCTGCTCAATAATAGGGATATGGCTTCTTGATGTGGACTTAAAAGAGTTATACTATCAAGCTTACATAGGCTACCCAATAGATATGACTGAAGGTTTAGAAGGGGAATCATCACACTCTCCTATCAACAAAACTGTAACCTTCTCTATAGTAGGTCAATTAAGTTCTGATGAGTTCTATGAGCAGATTAGACGTAAAGGACACGGAAGACACTGGGATACAGATAAGCTTAATACAAGATACGTAACTAATTTCAACAAAGACAAGGTGGTATCTATATTAAAAGAGTCTGACCAATCTAAAGCATATACGAGACAGTTCCGGAAAAAGACTAACGATAAGGACGGAAATCCACAGACTGAAGATAAATTCAAACCAAAGCCTGTAGGTAAGAGTAAGAAAGAGGCTAAGTCAAGTACTAAGGGCAAGCAACCAGCTAAAAGGGCAACAACAAGCAAGCCGAAACCTAAAAAGAAGAAGTAATTAGATGAGTATAATAAAGATTAATTCAGTAGGTATAACTCCACCACAACAGCCAGAATTAGGAGTAGTAATAGGAGTTGTAGTTCCGTCTTCATCAGGCAGAGATTACCCTACAATTTACTTTGATTACGATACTTTTAAGAGGGAGTTTGATGATGGAGTAACGAGCTTAGCCAAGTATAAGTTTTTGTTTGAGAAGGGGTATCAAGTGGCAGCAGTAAGGGTAAATAAAGATGAGCCTAACTTTGCTACTTTAAGAATCTCAGACCCAGTTTACACAGACTTAATAGCTACTCACCCTCAATACTTAGATTCAATGCCTGTAGATCGAACTTTAAATAAGGATAAAGAGTTAGAGGAGGTTGAGATAAGAGACTTTACTAATGTGTTCAGGCTTAATTATGGAGATTTAACTAAACTAAACGCAGCTAAGGACTATATACTCATACCTTCCGGACTTAACCCAGAGAACGCTTCACTTACTCTTTTAACTTTTGAGGATGGAATACATGGGATAACAGGAACAGAAGCTTTTGGACCTAATGTAGTAAGGACAGCAGTAAACATTCAAAATAAAACCACAGCTCAAATTAGAGAAGGAATTAAGAATGTTATTGAAGCTTACACCCAGTATAAAGTGATGCCGGGACAAGAAGAGGAGGACTTCGATATGTTCTATCAGTTTATATTTTCAGATGAGATAGAACAGTGGAACCTAACTCCAGGAACGATTGAGATTGATATAGACTACAACGATAAACTGGATGTTATAGCTAGTTATGCCTCTCCTTACAAAATAATAGACTTTGCATCTACTATCCCAGGAATCTTTGGAAATATGCTTAACATTCAGATTCAAGGATTTAATTGTAGGGTATATTATGATGATGAGCTTTTAGAGGATTATAACTTTTCATCCACAGAAGACTTATTCCTACAACTAAAAGAGAATTCACCTTATATATTACCAGTCCTTCATGATAGAGATAAGAATTTACCTGATGGGACTTACTTCTTTGATGGTGGATTTGTGGAAGCTGAAAAGATTACGGATGACTATTTAAGAGCTATAGAGTTATTTGGAGATGAGGACATAGATATAGATTTCTTAAGTTATGATGAGTTCTTTGACCCAGAGCTTAGAATCTTATCCATGCTACACCAAGTCTCTGTGGAAAATCAGTTCTTAGTTCTTTTAAACAGGGAAATAGCAAGGACTTATTCAAATACAACCAACATCTTTTATACTATAGGGACTTATGTTAGGAACGGAGTAGAACTGCCTACAAGTTACGCTTTCTTCGACAGACTAACAACAGATTATGCAGGAGTTATAAAAGAAAAGATATACATAGAAAAACAATACACAGAAGAGGAATATCAGAAGTTTAAAGAAATAGGGATGAACCACATTAGATACGATGGTTACAACTACTATATTTCCTATTACTACAGCACAATAAACGAGAACCCAGCTTACAGGTTTAGTATGAATAGGGTACAGAGAAAGTTTAGAAGGCTGCAACAATTTTTAGGAACAAAGAAAATAGAGCTTCACAGATATATCCAAAAGCTGACAACAGATCTAAGAGACGAGATATACTTAATAGATGACATTGTGCTTACTAGGTTTAACTATGATGACCGCATGGGTTCAGCAGAGATTCAACTAGAAGTAACTTTAAGTCAGATGATTAACGAGGTCTTGCTTTTAAATGTAGTAATTAATAGAAACTAAAAGAATAACAAAATAACGAGATGGCATTAGATTTTTTAAAGTATCAGAAAATTGCAGAGAACGGGAGAGAATTCCTTAGAACAGATATTTGGGAGTTTTCTTTTGTTGATAGACCTACCGGGGTTTACATGCCGCCAGATGAGAACCTATTGATTAGATGTACTGACTTCAATGTGTCAATAGATAACTCAATAGATAGAATGGAAGCTCAAATTAGAGGGTTCACTATCTACCAGCCAGTTACTTCTAATAAGGCAGATGGTTCGTTTTCCATGAGATTTATAGATAGAGAAGATATGTCAATTCAGTATATGTTTAACGACTGGGCTGACAAGATCATGGAGAAAGAAACTAAGAAGACTGGAAGAAAACTAGACTTAACTTGTACGGTAATGCTTAAACAGTATAACACTCACAGACAAGTTATCAAGACTCTAGTATTCTATAACGCCTTCCCGACAACTGCTTCAGAAATGGGGGAATCTAGTTTTGGACAGGATGCAACAACAAACGGTGGAGAGTATGACATAGAATTCCAGTTCGAGTACTATGAAAGACAAAGAAATAGTGTTCCAATTACTGACGGAACTGCTTCATAATTAGAATTTAAGAGTTAATACAGAGGGTACTTGATTGGGTGAGAGCTTAGTTGAGTGCCCTTTTATTTTTCAAAGCACAACAAATCATGTATATAAGCAATCAAGAACTACCCAGCAAAGGATTATTTTCAAGGGAAGGTGGAACAAATATAGAAATTAAACCACTAACCTTCAAACAACTGCTGGATTATATAGAAAATGTGGAGATAAACCCAATAGCTAAACTCAGAAAAGACCTTAATCTATTAGCCAGTACAGGAGTAGATTTGTATAAAGTGAGTCTGCTGGATATGGACTACCTAATCTTCATGCTAAAATCAATAACGATCTCAGATGATATAAAGTTTAATTCAAGTACTAAGTGTTATAGCTGTGATCAAATAACTCAATTCTCATTTAACTTATCTCAGATTCACTTTAAGGATTTTGATAGTGAGGAGAATAGGATCCCGAGTAAAATAAACATAGGGGGAGAGATGAGAAAAATTAGAGTTCCTTCGATAGGTGAATTTTTGTCAGTGTTAGATACGATATATAAATTCAACCCAGAGATAAAACTCGCACAAATTAAATTATACAGCCTTTTTGATGAATGGTTTGCAAATCCTACTGGTGTTCAAAATATGGTGGATAATGCAAGTAGAGAGAGTGCTGCTAACTTAATATATTTGGATGATAAGTGTTTTGGTAGAATAGAACCGGTAGAGTGTAAGTGTGTAAATTGTGGTCAAGTACAGTTAACGAATATAGACGTACTAACTATAACTGAAAACTTCTTTACCGACTTTCTCAGGCACTTCCGACCTAATGAATCTCAAGTACTTTTTGAATAAGATAGCCAGGTACGATAACATAGAGGATTACCTTTATTCTACTTGTGTTAAATTCTACGAGGACTATAAGAAGAGATTAAAAGAATCGGATGGGGTGGATTTAAGTTACCCTCAATTCAAGATTAATATGTGATAAAATACTATGCTTAAAGGATTATTTGGAAAAGGAGCTCTTAAGGGATTTGGAAACTGGATTAAGAGTGCTCTCCCTAACGTCATTAAAGATACACTTATAGAAAGGGCTTTAGGTTCTCTCTTTGGTGGTGGAGGTGACTCAGGAGGGGGTGGCGGAGCAGAGATGCAAGCTACGATACAAGCAGGACCAGCCCAAGACCCTTCAGTTATGCGAAAAAGGTTAAGAGAAGTAAATGCTCAATACCTAAATACCAAGTCAGAGAGGGATAGAGAACTTAGAAAGCTAAACCTCGTTGAGACTAAAATAATGGCTAACAAACACACTAATGAGCCTTTTCCTAATGACAGTGATAGTTCTAATAGTGATAGTAATGTAGCTGAAATAGACGTAAATCATGTAAATCCTCCATCAAACTCTCAAAGTAAAACAGGTTATGAAGATCAACTAAATGATGTAACCAACTTAAGTAATGCAGTAGGGGAGTTAAATGCGGCTAAGAATCAACAAAAAGCCTATAGCGACCCTGATGTAAATGGAGCTAGGATAAGTAAGCTAGAATCTAAAGTTGATAAGCTAGATCAAGAGTACAGATCCAAATACTTACTTAATAGAGGAGATAGACTTAAGAGTGCAGCTGCCGATATGATACCTGGTGTTAAACTTGGGTATAATGATGAAGCTACAGTCAGAGGGTTTAAGGTCATGAACAAAGAACTCGAACTCCTAAGAATCAAACAAGCTGAGACTATCGTAAACATGCAGGCTGCTCTTCAAAATCAAGGGTATGCTGGTGGTGCAGGTCGAGGGGGTTCTGGAGGAGGTGGAGGCGGAGGTGGCTTCTTATCTGGTATCATGGGTTCTATAGTGTCCGGTTTAATGATGGAAGGAGCTATGAATCTAGGGGGAAAGCTCTTGGAGAAAGCTGGAGTAACTGGCTGGGCTAAGAATCAATGGACAAAACTTAAGAATGCTACTGGTCTCAATAAACTCATAGGTAAAGGAACTAAAGAGGCTGCTGAAGAATTAGGGGAAGAAGGAGCTAAGGCAGTTGCTAAAGGTACAGCCAAGGGAGTAACCTCTGCTGCAGCTAAAGGAACCGCTGAGGCTGTAGAACAATCCGTAAAACAAGCCGCTAAAGGAGTAGGAAGAACTGGAGCAAGGGAGGCGGCAGAGAAAGCTATTCAAAGTGGAGTTAAGACAGCTGTAGGCAGAAAAGTAGCAGGGAGAGTTACTAAAGAAGTTGCAGAAGAGGCCGTTGAGATTGCAGGTAAGAAAGTGGCTCAAGCAGGACTAAGATCAGCAGGTACTAAGATTATAGGAAAGATTGGTCAAAAGTTAGGTCTTGGAGTACTAGGTAGAATCGCTAAGAAGATTGCAGTAAAGGCTGGACAAAAGTTAGCAGTAATGGCAACGGGTCCAGTAGGTCTAGCGATTAACGTAGGTATGCTTGCTTATGATTTATGGTCTATAGGTTCAGGGATTATTGATATTGAGATGATCATAGCTAGGTTCAAAGGTAATAAAATGGACAAGAGGTTATGGGCATCCCTAGTTAACAAGAACCTTACACCTGAATTAGTTAAAGAAAAAGAGTGGGGACCTGACGAACTTACTTTGATTAGAGAGCTTCCAGATGTTATAAAAGAAGTCGATAAGAAAGAAGGGTATATGTTTATTATGTATATTGGAGTAGATGAGATTAAAGAGCTTACCAAACCAATAGACATGACAGCCCTTGATGAGATAGACGACCAAATTAAAGCACATGAAGGAGGTGGAGATACGAGAGGGTTCTTTACTAAGGTTGCTGATTTTGGAGTTAGATTATTTGCACCGGGAGAAATTACAGAGTCTCAACAGATAATGAATCATAAGAAGGCTCAAGCTCAAGGATTTAGTTCTACTTACTCTTCTGGATATAACCCTAACGCTCAACCACAAGGAGGGTACTATGATGGTTCTTTTGGAGGATTTAGTAATGTGTCAGGGAATTTGTTGTTTCCGGGAGCTGGTGGGAATTATTCATCTATACCAATTTCAAACGGAGATGGATACCAAGCAAATAGAAATACAATCTTAGCAGCATCTCAAGCAGTAGGAGTTGACCCGGGATTAATGATGAGATTGGCAGCTTCAGAATCAGGATTTAAGCCATCAGTAAAACACGCCAAGGCTACAGCTGCAGGTTTATTCCAGTTCATTGATGCTACATGGAGAGCTCAGCTTAAGAAATACGGACCTAAATTCGGAATACCACCTAATGCTCACCAATCAGATGCTAGGGCTAATGCTTTAATTGGTGCTCAGTTCGTAAAGGATAACCTAGAGAGAAGAAGTGCTAGAGAGGGATTACCGCCTTCACCTGCAATGGCTTACTTAGACCACTGGTTAGGAGAGGCTGGAGCTAATAGATTCTTCTCTAAACTTAAGACTTCACCGGGAGAGATTGTAACTAATGGAGCTCTTGTTGGAAATGAATTCACCTTAAACCAAGCACTAGCAAGAGAAGGAGGTAAAGGTAGAATTTTGTCTGTAGCTGAAACTTACCAAAACTTAGACCGAATATTAGATAAGAAAGGCAGAGATTTTGGAGTAGTAGAACCTCTTGGTGGGGGTGGTGGATTTGCTGGAATAGCTGGAATACCTAACCCTGCTAACTTTATTCAGACAGCTCTTAATTCAGCGGGACATTCACAACCTCAAATGGACAAGAGTGCGCATAAAGGATTCATAACTAAAGCTGTTCAAGATATCGCTAATGTAGGAAACTTGGCGGCACAAAGAGCAGCTTCTGGAGGTAAATCTAAAGGAGTATCACCAAGCTTAACGGGTGGGAATAATATGATTGCTTCTACTACGACTAATGTAAATAAAACAACCGAAATCAACACTACTGTTAAACAGCAAGACAAGAATAACAAGAGTCTACAAAAAGGTCAGAGAGCAAATAAAACAGCTACTGCCTAAAAACAAACTAAATGCAAAAACTATTAATAATTATCCTCATTTCTATGTCAAGTATTTTAAATAAACTAGCCGCTTCTGATGCTTCAATCAAGAGAATGCAACAGGCAGCCCTTTCAAGTGAACCGGTAGAGTCTGCTGATTGGGAACAGGTTAGAGCTGAAGGAGACCAGGAGTTAGCTGATGCAGAATATAAATCTACACACCCTGAGGACTCTTTTGGTGCACCTATTGACGCTCATAAAACTTTCTGGGGACAAATGAGAGTTACTAGAGCGAAGATAGCTGCAATGTACATAGAATGGGATACAACAAATAAAGGGGCGTGGAAGAAATTGAAGTCGTTATATAAGATGTATGACAAAGCTACTTCAGTTAAATCCTCAGACCCCTTCCTACTAAAAATTGTCAAGTACTTATACGCTATTCCAATTGTAGGGACTGAGATTCTTATGTTTGGAGCGGAGAAACTTTGGGATATGGCTAAGACTGGAGTTAGTGAAGGTTTCGGTTTACTTAAAGGGGCGTATAATGAGCTTTCAGGATTTCTTACTACAGCTAAAACAGTTCATGAAGTTAGAGAGAAGAAAGCGCTAGTAGGAGAAGCGATGTCAGATCTAGATAAACTAAAAGTACCACAAGTGCCTGACCCTATTGTACCTGGAGAGTTAGGATTAGCTAAGCAGGTTAAAGTAGAGCAGAAGGCAGATCCAGAAGCTGAGGCGTTAGAGAAGAGATATAAAGAATTAGAAAAAGAAAAGGGATTAAACGAAAAGAGTAAGAAACAATATAGAACTACACAGGAACAGAAACTAGCAGAGGAAACTGATGAGACTTACGAGACAATCTACAAAAACCTCATGAAAGTAAGAAATGCAGACTGGAAGAAGAGTATCTCAAGTATAGGAGCAGATGAAGCCAGATATTCAGATGTGGAGACTTTAAAGAATCTTCCGGGAGTTGTACAAGACTTACCTAAAGAAGAGGCTATGAAGGTCATTAAGAAGTATCCAATGGCTTTCTATAGTACTTTCAACACTAACTACAACCTTACCGATAAAAAGATGAAAGTTACGGTTAAGAAGTTAGATGAATGGAAAGAGAAAGATTTAAAGGATCCAATTCTAAGGGCAGCTATGAGACAAACAACTAGACACGAAATACTCTCTAAGATGGACTTTGGGGTACAACCTACACTAAATCCTATGCAAGCTCAGATGGGTATAGATAATGTTCAGTTTTCTCAAGGTGCTGCTGTAGATATAAATTCACCAGGTTTTCAAAAGAGTATAGTCGGAGGTGCTAGGATAGATGGATTACAGCCTGATTTATTGAATTTCCACAAAGAACTGTTATCCTATGTACCTGAGGCTAAGATTACTTCTGCTTATAGACCTGGTTCAATTACTAAGGGAGGTAAGCTTTCTAGACACGGTTCAGGAGAGGCGATAGACTATGGGGTAAATTCAAATTCAGATACAGGAGTTAGGGAGTTTTTATATTCATCTCAAGGACAGTCACTTCTTAGGAAATACGGACTAAACTTTATTGATGAGACTATCCCTGCCGTTAATGCTGCTACCGTAAAGAGTGCTTCTGGAGCGTATCACATAGGTAAAGATAGTTCAGCTGCAAATAATAGATTAAACTACATCAACCTTGACCCTAGATTCGGACCTAAGAAACCTGTAGCTATATCTAGAAACTATGCACCACAGACTTATCAGCCACCTATGCAGCAAGGACAGTATATACCAATTAATACAGTTACTCAAACCAATTCTTATAAAACACAAACAAGTTACCGATAATTATGGCAGATGTATACAATCCGGGAAAGAGAGTTAATAGCCGGGTAGGGGAAAGAACAATGATTAAGGGGAAAGTTACCTGGTTCTGGGACTCTCTTATGAATCAAGACCACCTCACTGTAAGAATAGCTAAGCACCAAGATGTAATGGGGAATAAGCCTAACCCACTATTAACTCATACAGGAGCAGGTAGTAACGGGATAGAGCTTCTTAGAGGATTCTTAACTAGGGACATTACTTTCTCAGCTACTAACGAATGGGGAGAGGCTAAAGATAGTATTAAGGACACTGTAGCTTCTCAGACAGGTATCGATACAGGAGCTTTAGGTAATGACAATGGTTGGGTTGAATCAGCTGTTAGAGGTCTTGGGGGTATGGCTAAGAGTTTCTTCGAGATGGTAGGGATGGATAAGACCGCTGAAAATATAGACAATGCAATGCGGGAGGAATTAAAAGCCCTTAGTTACAAGTTAGTTAATTATGCAGAAGCAGCTAAGACATACCAAGGAACCGCTGTAAACTTTCCAAATACCCTATCCGTTTTAATAATTGCAGATAAGTACGGGAAAGATCCTAGAGCAGCTATTCATAACGTTCTCGGCGATTTCTTAGGTGTACCTGTAGCGAGTTTAACTAAAGAGATTGAGAATACTGCGGTTAAGAAATTAGAGGTTAATGGAGCCTTAAAAGCAGATCCTTCATGGCCTTCCGGTGCTCAAGAATACTGGAACTTAAAGATGGAGGAGAGACAGTTAAGAGCTAGTTTAGAGCAGGCGAAGAGTAACTTAAAATACCTAGAAGATCCTACAAATATTCAACTCCAAAGAACACAGGCAGTACAAGGAGGTGATCCGGACCAAGATAATACTCAAGCTATCGCCAATGCTAAAAGATCTATTGAAGACTACACTAAAAAATTAAACGAAAACCTAAAGAAACAGAAAGATTCAAAAGTTAGTGCTGGAGATATAAAGATTGTAGAGGCTAAGCTGAATGTAAAAGTTAAAGGTGAGAATACTGGGGATAATGTAACAACAGATGGAGTAGCAAATTCAATAGCCGGTAAAGTACTTGATTTAATAGGAACAACCAAGAACCTACTAACTCAAGGGAACTGGGAATTTATGGGCCCTCCCGGTGGTTACTTATATGATCCAGAAGCTACAAGAAACAACAAATCGCACCCAGGAACTATTACTCTATTTATCTCTAATCACATGGTCGTTCATAACCTCTTAGTCTCAAATGTGGATATCGATATTTCCCAATTTGTTACGGTTGAAGGTTATCCTCTTTGGGTTAGAGCAGATATATCCTTTGTTCCTGCTTCACTATTTACTTCAAGAGATATAGCAAGATCATTAGGAGGTAGTGGTAGAATATATGGACTTTGGGATGAATCTTTGGCTAATGCAGATGCTTCTAATAAAGGGGGAACTAAGCAATATATGTCAACCTTTAAAGCAGTGAGATTATGGGAAGCTGAACCTAATGTAAGAAGAGATGGACATAATGAGAAAGACGAGAACCAGAGATTTGCTAACTTGGGGTTCGATCCTAAAGGTAAAAAAGAGGGGGTATTCTCAAATTGGTCAGTAAAGAAAAACCCAGACAACCAGAATTATAGAGTTGTGATAGTTAATGAGGAGAAGGAGAGAGTTAATAAGGAAATATCTAAAGCTGAGACCAAACTAAAGAATGACTCAAAAGGTTATAATATAGATTCAAGTCAAAACTCATCAACCTTTAGAGCGGCACTAGATAGAAGTTCAGATGTAGCTAAAAATGCCATGGAGGCTATTAACAGTGCACAGCGTTCTAATCCAGGTTTCAAGAGTCTAAATCAAAATCAAATGAAAGGGTTTATGGATAAGTTTGAATTAAAGAGGACTGCACTAGAGGCTCCTTTGTATAACTTCTTAGGTCAAAAACAAAACTAAACATATGGCAGAAGAGAATAAAGATAAGGTAGAGTTCACCGCTGTAGATGTTAGTACTCCCTATGATGAAGAAATTAGAATGAAGTACTTAGAGGCTCAACTTGCAGATGCTACAAATAATGATACTAGATTAGTTGAACTGCAGCTTGAAATTACAGCCTTAAAACACTACAGAGATATTTACATAGAACTCTACAACGACAAACTGAAAAAATAATAAGATATGTATGTACCAGACGTCAACTCCTCGGGATTACTCACTAAAAGGGTCGGGGATTATATAGAGAATGATTTTGATGTATTTAACTCTAAGCTTCTAAAATTCATTCCCTTCCTGCCTTCTATGGGGACTTATCAAATAACAAAATACCCTTATAGATTAGACCTTATTTCCGATGAGATTTATGGTAGTCAGGAATACGCAGAAGCTTTACTATTATACAACAACAAATCAATTAGAGACTTACACTTAGGGAGTTATCTTAATATATTCAACAGAGACTCCTACGATAGACTTACACTGAATCTAAATAATATCTAATGGTATCACACACACGCTATCAAATAAGACTAGATGAGTTTTCTGAGGATCCTACTATGGAGTTTAGGTTAATGGAGATTTCTGAGGTTATGGGAGGTGAGTTGCCACAAGGGGTCATTACCATGCTCACCTCTTCTAAATCCCAATCTTCAAAATACTTAGGGAAAACTTTAGAGATGACAATACAAACTCCATCATATAGGGGAAACTTCAAGGTCTTTATAACAAACGTACAACAGAACTCTACTACAGCTTTGTTTACTTTTCTTATAACTGACCCTTACTTTACAAATGAGATACAGTCTAGGCTTTTAGCGAATGATATGAATACTGCCATTGGTAGACTCTATCCGGGTAAGGTAACCAAGAAAGTAGAATCCTCAATAAACCAGATGGAGCTTAGACAGACTAGGGAGACGGATTACAATTGTTTAAAGAGACTTATGTTAGGGTATGGAAAAGATGTGTTATATGGATTCTCTATGGATGGGATGATTATAACTACTTTTTCAGCAGAACCCGCTAGCTACCCTCACTATAAGCCTTTTACAATTGATTTAGGGGTGAATGATTTGAGTGAGAATAAAATAAAGTATGAACAATTTGACCCACCTAGAACCTCCAAGAAAGCATTTAGGTATTTTAGAGTTGTTGCGTATGATAAATCTATAAGTTACACAGCGAAAGATGGATCACCATTTGAAGAAAACATATCCGCTAATTATAAGAGTAGAATGGAACCAAAGCTGTCAATGAAGAGAACTTACGAGAATATTCCTCCTTACAAACTTGGAGATAAAATAAACCTAGCAGATCCAGAATCAAACCCTACCAATGCTACTGAATTCTTTGTTACTTCTAGAGGTTTTACGTTTGATTCATCTGGAGTATTCACAACTATGGCACTAAGCAAATATGATTAACAATGGGAAACTTAATATATTTAGGACGAGTAAGAGAACTAGTTAACAATAAGGACTATAAGAAAGATGAGTGGGTTGTTAAAGTAGATATACCTGAAATTAATGAGAACCTACTAGCCTTTCCTCTATATCATACTGATGCTCCTGTTGTAGATGATGAGGTTATACTTTTTAATATGAACCCTAACTTAGATAATGTATTCCTCTACCTACCACTGAAGAAGTTTAACGGGGAGAATCCTTTTAACGGCTTTAGATCTAATGGAACAAAAGTAGAAATTCACCCAGATGGAAAAGTATCAATAAGCAACGAGAAAGATAGTTTGTATGACGTTATAAAGTCTATAATCCAAGCAGTAGTATCCCTTAAGACTGTAGGGGGAGAGGTGCTTGATATTAGAACTAGAGTACTTTTAAATAATGCAGCAAGTAAGTTAGAACGATTAATGAGAGAGAGATGAGAACACCTTTTTTAGAATACGAAATACCTGATGTTGTTATAAAGCAATTCTCTAAGCCAGATGTTAAGGACTTTATAGCAATACCAACGACTGAGGATGTTACAAGGATGGCTACTCAAATTGTTACCGATGTTATGCAAAAGTCTGCTCAAAGTATAGGATCAGTTTCTCCAGCCTCACAAGGATTCTTCTCACGTCAAAGGTCTTCTGTAATGAAAATGATTAAAGACTATAAGAATCAAATACAGGAGGCTAAAAGAAGGTATCAGACAGAGATGAAACAGACTGTGGCTTACATGAGAGATGCTGCTATTGTTCTTAACTACTATAAACAAATAAAGAATGCAGCTAGAGATGGAGTACAGCTTGGGGATATCTTTTCACTAGTACCTTCAGTTGATGCAGAGAAGAGAGACCTTAGTGCGGCTTTAGAGGATGAAATAGGAAGTTACACTACAGATATGCAAAACGTAATGACAGCTACTTTCTCTAAGCAAATGCACAACGCTATACCCATGAAGGATCCTTATAATAAACTTCTAGAGGCAGCAAAGAATAGTTTTATAACTGAGAATTATACATCAACTCAAGGCGCTCAATTGGGGGATCCTGACTATGGAAAACCTTACTTACCGAATGCTGATATAGTTAAGTATAGCGACATGAAGAGAAGGTTAGTAGCAGAGGTTAGGAGGTTAGAGGTAGTAGAGGATAATGTTAAAACCTCCACGAGAAACTTTACTTTAGGGAGAGAGGTATTGTCCAACATAAGAGATATAATGCTAGATGCTGGATACGATAATTTTAACCGAACTAAGTATGCTCAATTAACAACAGGGGGAGAGTTTCATACGCCAATGTGGGATAAGTTTGACTGGTTAGAGGCTACAAAACAACTAGGAGATTTAGAGGCAGACAATACTCCAGATGATGTTCAATACCAAGAGATGAGACAGTTGAGGACTAAGATTAACATGTACATTCAGACTTACACCTCAGCAGATAAACCAGAAGATGCAGGACTTAGAGATCAGGCAGAAGCTATTGGTGAAGCTATTAATGAAATGGGACCTAATATAGAGAAGAGAACTAAACTAGGAGAGGTTGCGGCTTATGTTAGAACTGCTACAGACTTGTCCGCTTCAGTAGGTACTCTATTAAAAGCAGATTCACCTTATCAAGAACACTTAGGAAACATAAAAGGATACTTAAATACAGCAGCTAGAGGACTTGAAATAGCTAAGAACTTTGAAGGGAATGTAAACAAGATAAAAGAGGGAGTTAATGCCAGACTAAAGAACCCACTGATACTCTTAAATGATATGGTAAAACTAACTATGGAGATTGATAAGAGTATAGATGAGGATTTAGAGATTGAGATGGAGTATGTTCCTGGAATTACCGACAAGCTCTTCAATCAATTTAACGACTGGTTTGCTAAGAAGATGGATCAGTTAAAAGAATGGTTAGTTAATAAAATCACATCCCTAACTAATGCAGTAAAAGAGAAAATGGAGACAGCCTACCAAGCAATTCAAACCAGAGTAAAGGTAACAGCTATGTCTGCGATTCCTGGTACAGCCTTTGGTGGAGCTCAGATGTCACAAGCTTTAAACACTTAGAACAACTTATGAAATATTTACAATCAGACGGCTCATTTGCACCAAGTAAGCTCAGTTATATTAGAGATGCAATGGAGGTAGAGCTTAAAATTAACAGCTGGTCAGTCCCTCTAGATAACGACTTTGGATTTAACAAGATAGTAGACGGATTAGACCTTTCTTCATCTAGGGAGTTTATTGGTCAGAGGATTATTAGGTTTATCGATATCTTCAATGAGCGTAATGGCTGTAACTTAAGTGTTGATGGTATAGATATGACTGAGAGTACAATAACAGTAACCTTAACAAACGGAGATAATATAGAGACACATGAGATCGATCGATGAATATAAAGCAAGTATCGGGAAGTTAGCATCAGATTTACAAATACAGGGAGACCACGTTACGATCCTTACTAATATGATAGCTTATGCCCTTTACACAAATGAATTAAACCTACTTAGATACACAAAAGAACAATCGCTTACAAACTCTAACTTCCTCTCCTCTAAGATACAACACGCAATGGATAGAATGTACTCAGTTTATAGAGGGAAGAATCCAGTTGTTGAGGTTAAATTCTATGCCACTAAAGCTAAAAATTACGAGATAGGAGATACTGTATACGAGAGTGGAGATTACTACCTATATGCAGCTGAAGATAAAGAGATTATAGAGGACTTAAACAACTTGACTACTCTTAAGGTGATGGTTGCTGGAGGTAGAAAGAAAGTAGAGGGGTTTTCAGGAGAGACTGGTTTTTACATAGAATTAGGACAGACAGGTTTATCAGAAGACATTAGAGTTAGAAGGGTGGATGCTTTGGCGAGTACTTACTATGATACAACAAGAGTCTTTAAGAACCACATAGATAGAAAGGACTCCAATATACTCTTTACACTCACTACACAGGATTATGGGGTTAGGATTTACAAGAGAGATCAATTTAAGTCAGCAGAGAAATACGAAGTAGAGTCTTATCCTTTCTTTGACAACTTTAAACTCCTTGAATCAACTATCCTCAGCTCATCAACTTCAATTCAGATTAACGGTATGAGGTTTGAGTCTTGTAGATTAGTTGAACCTATTATACCTAAAGAAGTTGCCAGAGATATAGAGTACAATGCAAAAGCTCAAATATTCTCTAATGGGGTGATGAAGAGTAATACCGATATTGTAGATTTATTTAGAGCAACACTAGTAACTTCGGTAGCAGACGCCTCACATACTTGGAATGCAGCAAACAATAGACTACACATTTATTACGTATTATCAGAAGGTGTAGGAGAAGTTTCAGGCGTAGAGATGGATAACTTTAAGACTGAAATAGATAGGAGTTACTACTTGGGGGAGATCCCTTCAGCTTCACCGGCTATTGAACTTGTTGTGCCTATACTAATTGATGTTAAGACTTACCTTTCAGTTGAGCATATTACAAAAGAATCAATTAGAGAAGTACTTAAGACCTATGAGAGAAAGATTGTAAAGGGAGTAAGACAAGATGATATACACTCCGCTCTCTCTAAACTTGAGGGTGTAAAATATGTAACCTTAACGATAGACCCTGCAATTAGAGCACAGATGGAACAGTTGAATGACCTTACTTCTAATGCTGTGCCTAAGTTTGTAAGATTTAACCCTAATATTAACGTAGAACAAGATGCTTTTACCACTAGATAATGAACTGTTAAACTATAAGCTCTACCAAGATTTTTTGAAGTTATATGGAGGATTTACTAAAGAAGGGGAGTCACTATTATTATCCCTAAGTAAACTGCCTATCGATAAGAGCTTTGAGGTTCCTGCTGTACAAAAGTTAATGGAGTGTTTAGATCTTTTAGGAGAATACGACAAACCAACAACTAACTATATATTGGCAGACTTCTTAGCTTCAAAAGGGACATATAGAGTTAAAGAGATTATAGAGAAGTATTTACACATTGAATTTACTGAGCCTGATGGATTTGAATATAGTCCTGAACAGTTGAAACTAAAGGCTCACTTCAAAGTAACATACAAAGGAACAAACCTAGATCTCTTGCTTACTCTTATATCTGACCTTCTTAATTTTGAGCTTTACTTTACGAGTTTAGATATGCTTATTAAAGAGCTTAGACATATACTGGAGGTTGAGAATAATACTACAGCGAGAGTTTTACTAGATAAATTTACACGAATAGAAGCAAACATCACATGGACGGAGTAGACTATAGCGTTAAATCAGACAAACCCTTACACGGAGCTAACTATATTCACATTGCAGCTTCAGACGGTACATCGAGAATACTTAGGAGGGTTGATACTTCTTACTTCATCGATTACCACACTTACTTAACTAGATATGGACTAGAGGGTAGAAGTGTACTGGATAGGGTAGCATTAGACCAAACAAAAGGGAGCTATATAGAAGGAGTAATTTTAGATAACCCTCAAGATATAGCTGATTCTATGGAGGAGAGCTTTGAGTTTATACAAGTTCCACATTCCACAGACCCTAACAAGTTCTACTATATCCTAAATCTCTACTTAAAAAATGATGAGCATACAGTTACCCTTTACGAAATAGAAGCTAATAAAGAAGAGGAGGTAACTAAAGATGAGCCATTATTCAGGTATGTTATAGAGGATTATTCAAAGGGAGCGAGAGATGAGCTGAAGAGTTATAAAGTAGTAAGAATCCAATCCGCTAACTTCCAGAATGATGATAATATAATAGACTACCACAAGGCTCTAAAATCTGCATCAGTTGTAAAGTTAGGTAGAGATGAAATTTTAAAGAAAGAAGTAGTGTCCTCAGCTTACCTTAGAGAGAAAATAGTAGAGGCTAATCACATAAAGGCAAGCAAGCAGGGATTCTATGATAAACGAAATGAACTTAAATTAACGGGAAATGCTAGAGAAAATACGGAGAAGATAGATGATAAGTGGAGATGGGGAGTATCGTATCCTAAAGGTATAACTCTCACGTATGGAAAACTTAAAATCACCTCTCTAATTGACAATAACATCTACCACCCACTACAAATAGGAAGTTGGAAGCTATGAGAGTGAACTACCTCTAAAGTGAGGCTCCAAGGGTCACAGCTTCTAGTGAATCTTCTAAGTTAGACTTAAGATTCTTATTTAGACAGCTATCCTTGATTTTAACTCTATGTTCCTCTAGAGCTTTATTTTTAATGTTAAGAGCAGCATTTAAGTCTCTATCTAAGTTAGACTTACAGTTAGGACAAATCCACTCTCTATCAGCTAGTTTTAAATTATTATTTTTATAGTTACACTTATGACACAACTTAGAGCTAGGAAAGAAGGTATCAACTTGTAATATGTTTTTACCTCTTAGTTTAGCTTTATAGGTAAGCATATTAATAAACATAGCCCAACCAGCATCACTTATGTGTTTAGCTAACGGGTTATTTTTAAGCATACCTTCAATGTTAAGCTTTTCTATACAGATAGTTTGATTTTCGCTATCACTTAAAAGCTTATTTGATAGTTTGTGTAAAAAGTCTAATCTTTGGTTTTTAACCTTAGTGTGAATCTTGTTAAGCTTTAGTTTAGCTTTTCTACTTTTAGTTTTAGAATATCTTCGCTGAGCATAAGATAACTTAGATTGACTTTTAGATAAGTATTTAGGATTCTCTATTTTCTCACCTTTAGAAGTAGTAAGATAACTAGATATACCTAAGTCAATACCTAAAGTTGTATCTTCTTCAATTTCAGATTTAACTAAAGTAGGACTATCGATTTCACATAAGATTGAAACAAAGAATTCACCTAAAGGGTTTCTCTCTATAGTTGCACTTTTAATTGCTCCTTTAATTGGTCTATGAAGAATAACTTTTATACCTTCTCTAAACTTAGGTATAAATAAAGTTTCACCTTCAAGTTTAACAAATTGTGGAACATTAAATCTACTATAAGGTGACCTTTTAGATTTAAACTTAGGGAATTTACTACGTTTTTCAAAGAAATTCTTATAAGCTGTATCTAAATCTAGTAAAGCTTTTTGTAGAGTCTGAGAATTAACGAGTTTTAACCAAGGTTTATCTTCTTTCAAACTAGGTAGTAAACTTTGTAAGTCAAACCTAGAGAGATTAACATTAGATTCCTCATAAGTTTTACTTTTTAGATCTAGGAAATAATTATAAATAAACCTTGCCGAACCAAAGTGTTGTTCTAAAAGTTCAACTTGTTCAGCTGTAGGTAAAATCTTATATTTAAATCCTAGGTAATTCATAAGTGCAAATATAGAAATAATTTTAAGATAAACAAATAAATTAGTAAAAAAAAAGTTTAATTAAATGAGATTAAAGACAAGTGAGAAAAGATACTACGGACTATTTGATTACAACCCTGAACACATCTATGAAATTGGGGATATTGTGATCTATGATGAATTAGCCTATAGGTGTCACTCAGATATGGCAAGAGAAGACTTAGGTACTATCCTGCCAAACAACCTCCTGCATTTTAGACCTTTGCATGATTTAACAGGAGAAGCAGACGGAATGATAAACACTTTTGATGAATATTTGACTTCCTCTTACTCTGACATGCGACCACTTAATGCAGGAATACTAAGGCAGGTAATTAACCACTATACAAAACTAGGGGAGAGCTTAGATATTTCTTCAGTTGATTTAGAGGTAATTACAAGCCCCGGGATATATAGAAACCCAAAGATGCCGCTGAATATAGTAGAGAATCCAGTAGGTGAAACTTGTTACTTAAGGGTTATTGAAGGGAGTGATGATTATATTGTACAGGAGCTTATAACAGATGAGTACCTTGCAATAAGAACATCAAATTCACCCGTTATCAATAGAGTAGTATCAGGCTGGACTCCATGGAAGGTTGTACACTTAAATGCGAACAATGTCTTGCCAGTAGCGAATAGAATAAACTACATGATAAACTCTATAGTCGAGATGGCAAACTTCATGAACGTAACCACTAACTCAATCATGTCAAAAGAGAAAGGATTTAAAGTGTATGACAGAATAGAGAATGTAGATCCTAATGATTTTATAACCCTAATCTACATGGAAGGGACAACTCAAAAGTCTATAACAGGAACGAGAAAAGATATAACAACTCTACCTGAGAACATTAAGAAGATTTTAGTATATGGCTAGAGATTTTGAACAACTAATATACCCTACGAGAAGACCTTATGTTTACGGCACTTATGTTTCTAAAGCTAATTTTCCAGAGCTAGAGAAGACAAAAATTAAGCCTATAGATGATACAAAGATTCAGAAGATAGAGAACTCAGACTACGATACTTTAAAACCTTTGTGGGAGAGTACTTTTTATGGGGTAGGTGAGACTCTAAAGACTGCTGAATACTACTTGAATAGACTAGGGCATGTAACAAGAATAGTGCTTAACAACATAAAAAATACTTACTTCAACTTTACTACATTTAGATTAGGAGAAGGGTTATACTTATTTAAACTTACTGAAACAAGACCGATATACATTTACTACCACCCAGAGGAAACAGAGAATATTATAATAGACTTACCTGAGGATTTTGGAGTAGATGCGGTTATTGTTGAGGGAGTGTTACATATTAAATCAAGAGACCCTAAGAAGAAGATATTTATTACAGACGCTTACATTTTGAACTAAGAAGAACATGATATACAATCTGATAGTAGGTTCATCAACGACCTTAGAAGACTTAAACAGGAGCCTTAGATTTGCTAGGTTGGTTTTTGAGGAGGGGGATATTTGGACTGAAGAGCATATAGAAACGAGGTGGGAGAATAAAACTCTAATCATAACCTCAACCATAGACATCCCTTACCCTGAGAGAATTAGAAACCTAACAGCTATAGAATATTACGCTGACCAAACTTCTTCATTTCTCTCTAGGATTTACATTAACCCACCGCTGAAGATATACAAAGTTGAGAAGTACGTCCTAATAACTAAGATTTCAGATAAGAGAGAAGTTAAGCTGGATTTATTCCCTTTGTTCTCAGGTTTAGAGTTTGATAAGAATTTAATTGATGATAAAAGAGAGTCTCCGTATAAATCACTAACAATACGAGAAACTAAAGAGAGATTTGAGAGGTATTATTATGGAAGTGATGTAACCAATAATGACCTAGACCTTTACTATCAGAAGAATAAGCCTACACATTTTGACGGGCTGCACTTAAGAAATAAAGATATGATTGCTAGTTATAACCCATACCCTAGATACATACTTAAAGATAAAAATTCTGAGGTGATGTATGATTTTGTGAACCAGAAGGTATATGCAGTAAGTGAATTAAGTAATGGGAATATTGGGATAACTGTTGGTGTGTATGATGACCTTGAAACTATTGATACAACTTCAGGTAGAGGGTCTGTAGAGGTAACCTTAGGAGCTGGGGATAGAAAACTTATAACTTCTAGATTCTACCCAAAAGGACGGGAACTATACACACTAGATCATAAGATTATCGGAGTAATGGATGACCCTCAAGTTAAGCACGTACTCCACCAGTCAGAAATCTTATCATTCAAAGGAAACCAACTATACAACTGCTCACTAATTCCTATATATGAACAACTAGATACAAGGATACTCACTCACAAATTAGGAAAAGATTATAGACTTGTAGATGTTTGTAATGGGTTTTTTATATTTGGAGACAGAAGAGAAACCTTAAGACTAGTAATCAATGGGTTTAATAATTATAGGGTATTTTCAAAGAATAATTACGATACGCTTAAGTTCCTAGACCAGAGTGTAATATTAAGAGTGAATGATGATATGGTGGATTATTTTGATATAGATAACCCCAACTTTGACCAGATGTACATATTAGAAAAGAAACAACTGGTGGAAAAACTAGGGCATTCAGATCCATTCACCCATAGTAGATTAAAAGAAAATCAAAGCATAAAGAATCCTGTAGTAGTAGGGCATAGACTTTATTTACAAACAGGAGACGAACTTAATGGTAAAATAAAATTAGAACTATTATGACGGAGTACAAGATTAAATTAATACCATCCTCTTCCTTCTTACAATTTAAACGAGATAGGGAGAGTGGTAACCAAATAAAACTAACAGGACTTGAAGTAGACTATATAACCTCCAACAGAACTCCTTTAACTTCATCAACTACACCTGCACAAGTAGAGAATGAATTTAGGTTAGTTTCTGGGTCTTTTAATGATATAATTAGAGAGACGGGAGATATAGTTACAGCTTATAGAATTGACAGAGACTACTACAAATTAGAGTTCATTAACCGATTCTATAATAAGTCCTTCGTTGGGTTTCTGGTAAAATATAAAGTTAGCGGAGTTAGTAATTATGTACCAGCTTTTCTATCCAAAGAATTAACAGGAGGGAAACTATTTACAGAAAGGAGTGTAGCTAAGATTTGTATTTACGCTAATATTCCTGATGCTGTAATGGAAGGGTACTATACTCCAACAGTTGACGTCTCTAAATTCTTACTACCTGAGGATAGAGCCGCTATAACTTATGATGATGAGCAGCTTACAACTATAATTACGCTAGATACTTACTTAGATACTGTAGCTCAAAATTTACCTGCTTATCGAAATGGGACTTACTTTGAGGATTCCAACAAGCTAGTCCATATGAAAGTCTTAGGTGGCAACCCTTACGATTATAGAGGGATTATGGAGAAAATGATGGCTACGTTCACTACCTCTATTAAGTCGTTTGGGAATGTAGTAGATCACCTTAATAGTACAAACTCTAGAGATGCCTTAGCTGCAACACAAGGGCGAGTACTGAACCTAAAGAAACTGGATATAGGAGATTTCTCAGATTGGAGTACAGTTAACCAGAATGATATACCAATTTTTAGAAGAACAAACGGGACGGTAGTTACTCCAAAATCACTAAGAGAGTTTTACGAGGTATTGATGGAAGTTTTGGATAATAGAAGTATAACTAGAATTTACACTATCAATAACTTCTCAGACACTACAGTAACTATTCCACATAACTTAGGTTCAAAATGGCATGGTATATCTTCTATCACTAATGCGTTCGTCTCTGAGGATGATAGTAAGTGGAAAGAGATCCCTGAGACCGCTATAAATGTAACAGTAGACGCAACAAATATAATAGCTACAATCGATAAGTCTAAGCTCCCTGCGATATTTAAAGATACAACAGATGAGCCTAATTCTAAACTATATAATGCAAACTCAGAGAAGAGAGGGCGTATTACTATAGTTATCGATAAGAATGCAGTAGCTCTAGCAGGAATACCACCACTACTTAAGATGGATAAACTCGTAATTGGAAGAAGAACAACTGACCTTAATAAGAACGTAACTTTAACAGGGACAATTAGATTTAGTTCAGGTACACTTAAGGAGAAACTAGTGGTAACTGGAGCAACAGCAGTAGGTGCACCAAGATTCACTCAAGATGCTCATAACCCTAAAATTTACCACATTGAACAAGATATAGAGGCTAAGGATAATGAGACAATGGAGGTTAAGGTTCAAGGTTTTGCTGACTATAACGGAGAGGAATTACCATCAAACGTTGTAACTACAGAGGTGACCCTTAAACGAATCTTAAAACCTGAAATCTTAGACGTATCTCACACTATAAACCTTAACTACGACTCTCAGAATAATAACTATGAGATGACAATAACTCCTAATACACTTTACGTAGGGGCTCATCTTAAGTTTACTCCAAGTCATGTTAAGTTTACTACAGTACCAAAAGAGCTTAAGGAGATGCTACAAGTTAATAAAGCTTATCCTGTAGGTACACCAATTAAGATGAGGATTAGTTCACTGGTAGACCTTAAGAAGTTATCGGGGGATCATGCAATTAGATTAGTAGGGATATATACAGACCAGACCGGCTTTGATAGTAACTCTTGGTCAGATCCTTATACAACTAATATCAACCTTAAGGACTTGTTTAAATCTATTAGTTGGGAAGATAGTAGCTCAGTTGAAGATAAGTACATAAACTACACTAAAGCATATAAAGAGTACAAGGCTTACCCTACAGCTCCAGTTCTTTACGAGTTAAAACCAAAAGTACAAGGGGCAGTTGATAAGAGTAAGATTCAGTATTCTATAGTTAACCTTCCAGCAGATTCACAGAAGTTTGCACCTTTCATTACAATAGAGGGAGATAAGGTTAAAGTTGACTATGTAGGATTAGCAGCTCAACTTAATAATGCTAAAGATATTGAGGAGATTAGATTTGATGTAAGAGCTAGAGCTAAAGATGCACAAGGAGGAGATGTTTACTATAATAATGTTCCTCTACTTGCTATTAAGTCGTTTAAATTAAAGATACATTCTAATGCTGTTTTAGTTATTAGCTTAGTTAACTTGCTTGGAAGAGAAGATCTGTTTAAAGCAGGAGCTAGACTTGACCCTCAAAATGTATCCAGAGATATGTTTAGAGTAGCGTCTAGTAATGATGAGAATAGAAAAGTTGAGTGGACTTATGAGATGTCACTAGGAAGTTCTTACGAAGAGTGGGAGAGACTTCAGACAAATATGCTGGGGTACATAATGCCAGATGGAAGTATAAATGAAGAAGCTTGGTTGAATCGAAATTTCGTATCTAAAGTTATTGGGGAGAATAGTTTAGTTAGATTTGGTTTATCTTATGACGACACTGTAGACCCTAATAATTTAATTAAAGAAGTTGGGTTTGAGCTTATTCATATGGATGACAGAAATAACTTAGATAACCAGTGGAATGGACAGAATCCTGCACTAATTCCTTGGTCTATTAGATATGGTAATTCTGGTGGTGTTAAAATTAAGGATCTAACCATGAACAGATTAGTTACTCGAAGATCCAATCCAAATAATTTAGCTATCAGAGGATTGTATACTGTAGAAGTTAATGGAGTTAAGAGCTTTAGGCAAACTGAAATCATATATCTAGACCTTTCTAAGATGAGAGACTTTAGATACGATATGAGAGCTGCAGAAACTACACAAGGATTAGACTCTTCAGACTTTATAGATAGTAGAGGATATTTGAAGCCAGTAAAAGAAGCTAGAAGTGGGGTTGCAACGAGAGGTTCATGGTTCTTATTTGACAACAGAGCCTTAACTACAACTATGGATATGACTCTTAAGTTTAAACCTACTGCACCATTCTCTAAGGATTCTATTAAATTTGTAACCAATATCATACCTATAAATAATCCATCAAACTTAGCAAATGGAGGTGGAAGTAGACTATCAGGTCTTACAAGTAGAACAACATTACGAGAACTCACTTTAGTTAAAGGACAAGACGGAACTTATACTGCAGCATTACCAAGTGCAGTTCGAGGTCAAGATGGCTTAGTTTACTTAAGTTATCCAGATACTAATGAGAAAGTTAATGGTAAAGTTGAGTTGATATTAACAAATCCACTAACTAAACAAGAAGTAACCACAGGTAAACTTTGGGTACTAAGAAACATTAGCACATTTAAAGAATACCTTGATTTCGCAGTTTCAGCTAATGAGGTTCCTGAAATAACTCACAGGCTAGATCAATCTACTTTAGACTTCGTGGATTCTGCTAGAAATTGGAATAATGGAGCTAATAAGAAGTACTACTCAAGTGCTGACCAGTTTAATACCTACTTAAATGCTAGACATAAGTTTACCTTAGTGAATCAAGAATATCAAGGAAACTCTGCAATAAAAGACTTCTTGATTAGGGATCCTCAAACAGGAGACTTGAAATTAGGTGGAGATACTTCGACTGATTCTGATATCTTGTTACATCTCAATACTAAGTGTAAAACTCAAGCGGTTTGGGTTTGGGTAGCTTGGAAAAATGAGAGAACGTATAGACCAGGATCGGGTTACCACTCTCCAGGTGGCGGAGGTTTAGTAGTTGCACCGCCAGAAGATGAAGATCCGGATACATACCAACCAGATCAAGGAAGTTACACTACTAGACAAGTAAACGTTAATAGATGGGAATTGAGATATACTAATACTGCTGAGTGGAGAATGAATGCAGGCGCTGGAACTATTGTTTATGTAGTTAATCCAAATGGTTCATTCTTACTAGTAGGTAATATTCCAGATGATAATGTTAACTATTCTGGAACAAGTAAAATAACCTTAAGTTGGCCATTAATTAGTGGTGGATATTATTTCTATGGAAGTGATTCTGGTGGAGAAGCTAGAACATTTGATAGATATCTTGACAACCAATTCGATTAACAGACAAAACCAAAACAACAAGCACAGCGAGAGGGAGAACAAAAATCTCTCTCCTGTCTAACTAAATATGAATTAATAAAATGGACTTAGTGAATATTTTAATAACGGGAGGAGGAGGTATACTCTTAGGTTATATATTTAAATACCTCATACAGAATAAACAAAGTAAGAGTAACGAGTATATCAACATCATCAATATGCAACGACACGATATCACTAAGCTCAACAATAAGGTAGAACGTCTAAGGGAAGAGATGTCTGAGAAGGAGAAACTATTAACCCTCTTAGAATCTTCATCTTGGGATTCACCATTTTCGTACTGGCTTAAGGATAAACAGGGTTACTACATCTACGTTAATAAATCTTTTGAGCATGAGTATGGTGTGACGGACGTGATAGACAAATCTGATGTTGACCTTTTTGGGGAAGAGGCAGCAAAGAAGTATGTGGCTCACGATAAGTTACTCCTAAGCTCTGACAGGGATTATATGATTTTTACAGACGAGATGGGGGGGAAGGTAACCTATAAGTGGAAACGAAAAGCCGGTAGTTTAGTCATAGGAGTTGCAGGATTAGACGTAAAAAATATATGTGAAGAAAATGAATCTAAAGAAGTAAGAGATTAGGAAATGAAAGAATATAAAAACGACATGATGGAAGAAGAATACCAAATACCAGAGGAAAACGGAGAGGATAGATCTTCTGGTAGTGAACTAAGCAATCAAGGTTTAGGTGGTATCGATCTTCCGGACAATATTCAAAAGTGGCTTCTAGTTGTTCTCGTAATCTGTCTCATAGGTATTATAGTTTGGGGTAAAGGTACTTATGAAGATAGACTTAGAGAAAAAGAGAAACAGATAGCAGAACTGGCGAAGAAGGATTGTGCCGAGGAGCTAGAGGTCTACATCAAACTTATCCACCGACTACAACAAACTCAAACAACCCAAATAGAGAATGTACAAGGTGGACTCGAGAAAAGTAAAGAAATAACAGATCAATACGAACAAGTAGATACTAATGTAAACAAACTTATCAAATAGGCTTATGTGGAAAAATATAATGGCTCTACTTATGTGTTTACCGTTTACTAGCAGTGCACAAAATACGAGCAAAGAATTAGAAGTTAAAGAAGGCGACAAGGTAGTATTAGTGACAAAAGATGGAGACTCTCTAGTAGTACCTAAGGAAGTAAGAGACGATGTTTTGCAGATTCTAGATAACCAAGCAAAGATCGACTCACTAAACAAAGAAATTAAGAAGGAGCATTACAAACAAAAGAAAATAGTAGCTGGAATAGAACAGAAACTAACCAAACTAGCTAACCAAGATTTCTCAAAGTTTCTTAAGGCTCTGGAGATAGTGAAAAATAAAATACCTAAAAAAGACGACCACAGACAGAGTAATTTACCAGACAATCACAAACAAGGGGTAGACAATCTCACTGCTGGTGCTAATCACTCTAGATACATTTTAGTTTTAGAGGAGTATTATTTAGGTCATATACGAAAATTTATAATAGTTAACAATGAAAAAGTGTACTTATCTTAGTTTAATGGTAGCCTTACTTATAGCTCTAACATCATGTGGAACTCGTAAGGTGCTTAAGGAGGAGAAGAAAGAAGAAATCGTAGAAAAGGTTGATTCAGTATCCTCAATGAAAGTAGACTCTGCAGCAGTAGTTAAAAATAAAGTTGTAGAGGAGAAGAAAGAAGTGGTGAACCTAAAAGAACTTATTAACACAGACGAATTCTACTTTACTCCAATTAACGAGAATGAGGAAGCTGAATTTGAAGTATATGTTAATGATAAGCTCTATAAGGGTAAAGTAAAGAATGGAGCTATCTCTAATGTAAATTCTAATAAAACCACAGATAAAGCAGTAGAGACAAAAGAAGAAAGAAAAATAGACAGCCTAAATAAAGTAAATAAGAAAGCTGAGGGGCAAGTTAAAGTTAAGAAAGATACTGAAACTAAATCCCACGAGCGAGTCAAGAAGGTAGATGCAGATAATCGGTCTTTCCCTTGGTGGATTCTTATTGTACTTATCCTTATTGCTGGAAGTATTTGGGTTATAAGGACGAAGTTTAAGAAATATTTATAGAACATGTTAGACAAAGTATCACTACAAAGAATAGAGCTTCTACATCCTAAATTGAGAACAGAAGCAAAACAAATCTTAGAGGAAGCATCAGCTAAACTTACTGGTGACTACACTTTAAGATTCACCCATACACTTAGAACACACGCAGAACAAGATAAACTTTATGCACAAGGTAGAACTGTAAAAGGATCTATCGTAACTAATGCAAGAGGAGGTCAATCATACCATAACTACGGTCTTGCTATCGACATCTGCTTACTATCAAAAGACGGAACCAAGGTAAGTTGGGACGCTAAGATGGATTCAGATAAAGATGGAGTTGCGGATTGGCTAGAGATTGTTGCTGTATTTAAGAAGTATGGATGGGAATGGGGAGGAAACTGGAGATTCAGAGATATGCCGCATTTTCAGAAGACTTTTGGACAGACTATTTCATCTCTACAAAGCAAATATAAAGTTCAAAAGACGCCGTATGTGAGTATCTAAGGCGAAAAAAAAATAAAGTTAAAGGGAGCAACCTGAGGAATTTAACCCCCGGGCTGCTCCCTATTTTTGTCTTTTGTTATTCAATCTTACCCATCACCTTAAGTAACCACATAATAAACCCACTGTCAGAAGAAAAGAACTCTAAACTACATATTGGTTCAACTCTATTCTTAACATAGGCGAAAACTTCAAAACCCTTCTCTGTTGGATTTATTAGAAGGTCGCTTGAAAGGTTACTATCGGTTATACTTAGTGTGCAATAATCTACAAGGTTTTTAATTCCCGTATAGAGTGCAAAAGTATCAGCCGGAGATAGTATGGCTTTATTTGTTTTTATTCTTGTAAACCTCCTAACTAAGTGATCTACATTAATAACTCCACTACCTATAAGCATGTACTGATCGTTTATCTTCTCTAATCTCAGGAACCCTTTACCATATAGACTCTCACATACTTTGGCAAGAGAACTAACAGTAGAAGGATCTAAAACCATGGCTGAAAAGTAATTGATTAATGATTTCTAAGTTGGATAAAGTGTCTATGTTTAGGATGTCACTATTAGCTCTAACCTTCTCAACTTTATCATTTAGTATAGTCTTTGAAACCTTAAGTGAAGCTAACATAACTGTAACAAACTTAGCTAACTCATCTTGGTCAATATCGTCTGTAGTTATGTATTTCACGTTATTCTCATTATCGATTACTACCCATTTGTCTTCTCTGTCATCTTCAATCACTCCTTCATAATTAACAGATACTACTTGAAACCCATAAGGAGCTATAGCGATTGAGATAGAATTAAAAGCTCCAGTCTCATCTAGTTCCTTAAGTTTATATGCATCGATGTAAGGTCTTGTGTATCCCATTAAATCCTCCCTATCTGAAATATACTCTATAAGGTGGTTTAATGCAGATTCTCCCTCTTCTATTTTGATTATAGCCCCATCTGATTCTAGTTCGTTATAGTGGCTTATTATTAGATACTTATTCATGATAGTTTACAATTTCTATATTTACTCCTCTTGTTCTTAGGTATTCAGTCATATTCTCAACCTCAGCAGTTCTCAGTGGTAAATCTAAGCTCATCTCTGAAATACCTGATAAAAAGTCTTCTGAAGGGATGTACATATAATCTAATACTACTTTCCCTAATTCAGCTACTCCTCCGGCTTGGTATGGTCTTAATAGTCCTTTCTGTATACCGTTATTATCTAGTGGAAATCTAACAAGCCCATAAGTAGCATCGTCTATAAGCTCTAATTCTCCTTCAATATCTAATGGGAAAACTTCAAGTCCATAAGCATTCCAATAGTGTAAGAATAACTCCTGAATCGTACTAAAAGTTGGAGTCTGTTTACTTATCTTATCGAGTAGCTTGTTTTTAATTAGAGCGTCAACTTTCTGTACATCTCTAAAATCCTCTGAAGATACGCTCACTACTCCAAGCAATACCTCCCTCTTTTTAATTATTATTTTTGTCATTTCACATTTCTATTATTGTTACAGCTCTAAAAAGTATACTCATCCAAATTAATGTCAGGGAAATACTTATCATCAAATTTTTATAGATCCACAGCGGTTTAGTCACCTTAGTCATCTTGTGGTTTCTCCATCCGTAGTCTGCCAAAGTAACCAGTATCACCACTATTCCTATTAAACTGAATCCTGCTATATTACCTGATAAAAAGATAGAGATTCCTAAGATTAAAATAGACAGCATATGAGACAGGACTATAACCGGAGCATCCACTAGGTAAAGCAAACTCGCAAACCTAACTTTCTGCTTCCCGTCTCCCTCTACATATATCTTGCTGTATCTATTAATTATTGGGTTTTGGAGATATACTTCTGTTACTTTATTACCCACTAACTTAACCTCAAAAGAATCCTCGTCTACTTCTACTTTAAAACCTTTGTGTATCGCGTAATCTACAAGCTCCCTCGGTTCTATATTCTTATCTGGAAGTTCTATGTCTGGTAATTTAATCATCATCATTTAATAAGTTATACAATTTTAAAGCATTCACCTCTATTACCTTTTCTTGCACTTTCGTTAAGTTTGTTCCTTGTTTTAAGTATCTAAGGTAACTCTCAAAATCTTTTATAGCTAGTTGATCTGAGAGACTCCATGTATCCTTTACTCTCTTTTCGAATTTGAAGTTAGGGAGTCTTAGGAGCTTAAAGAAATACTGAGAGTCTACTGTTCTACCCATATACATTGAAATAAGAGAGTTACAGCTTTGTCTACAGTTCTCATTATCACACTTAAAATACCTACCAACTACGTGACTCTTATTTAATACATTGCCACAATCACATTTTATTTCCTCAGATTCACCTTTCTCGATAATTTCCAGTAAACTTGTGTGGCAATCTACTAATAATTTACACCCTTTAGTTACGCCCTTTACGACATCGGTAGACTTAACTTCAATACTCTTTCTCCATATTCCACCTACTCTCTCACCAGCTATAACTAAACTAGGTGAAAGCATGTCTAATTCAGGGTCATACTTTAAGGTTACTCCGAGTCCATCAACTACAACATCAAGCAGTTTTCTCTCTTTCAGTACATAAATCTTCTCCTCCTCTCCAAAGTGCCATATCCCATCAATCCTAGCTTCAAAGTCTTCCCACTCTTTTACTTGGACTATGGTTGGTTTAATGAGAGTATCAGTAAGGAAACCAAATATCTCACCTACACAAAACTTATCATTACCAAAAGCTCTAAGACTCTCAAGGAAGCCGTACTTTACTCCTAGGGTCGAATTCACATCTACATCATAACAAATCACTCTAAAATCTCCCGTAACAAGTCTATTCTCAACCACCATACACTTTATCTTTCGTATAGCAGGATTAACTTCTTCAGGGATATATTTTGTTAGTTCTTTGTCCATAGGTGATATCTTACTTATTCTCCCATCTACATACTTAACAACAACTGGAGTGCCTATATAGCTGTAACTGTAGTAATGAGGGTAGTGCAAATCAAATGCCATATCCTCATACCTCTCAACTATTATTCTTTCTTTTTCCACCATTCGTTAAAGTGAACTACCTCTAAGTGAGGCTTCAAGATAACTCTAAGGAGTTACTGGGTTCGTTCCAAACCCTTTTTTAAAGATATTTATGGCCGCATTTAAGTCTCTATCTAAGGTTAAACCACAAGAAGGACATAGCCATATTCTATCGGTTAATTTTAAATTATTATTAACACACCCACAACTGCTACAACTTTTAGAACTAGGATAATACTTAGGTATAACGATTAAGTTACAACCGTATTGTTCAGCTTTATAAGTTAAGGTTTGTCTAAAGGTAAACCAAGAGCAATCTAAGATTCTCCTTGAGAGATCGTTGTTTTCACTTAGCATACTAGTTATATCTAGATCTTCTATAGCTATACTATTATATTTAGTTACTAGATCTTTAGTTAGCTTATGTATAAAGTCTAACCTTTGATTAGTAATCTTTTCGTGTAGCTTAGCTATCTCTAGTCTAACTCGTTTACTTTTAGATTCACTGAATTTAGTTTGTAATTCTTTAAGTTTAACTAAGTTACGCTCCAGATACATTGGATAAGTTCTAGTATCTTTATTTGAAAGCGTAGCATAAGTTTTAATCCCAAGGTCTACCCCTGTAGCGGAGATAGGTTCCACTTTAGGTTTAGCCGGTATTTGGCTATCATACTGAGCTATAAGTGAAACATAGTATTTACCTGAAGGATTTAACTTAATAGTGGCATTTTTAATTGTACCTAAGATTTTTCTATGTTGTTTAACTTTGATACCACCTCTAAACTTAGGAATAGATATACGATTATCTTCTAGTTTAACAAACTGTGGAACTCTAAAACTAAACCTATAAGCCTTCTTAGATTTAAATTTAGGAAAACTAGCTCTACCTTGATAAAAATTCTTAAAAGCTTGATCTAAATCTTTAAGCGTAGCTTGTAGTACTTGAGTACTAACCTCGTTTAACCAGGAGTATTCTTCTAGTTTCTTTAGGTGAGTTAAAGCTTTATTTAGTTCAAAGTAGCTAAGGTTGATTCCATTTTCATCATAGTAGTACTTTTTAAACTTAAGCATAGTATTATAAATAAACCTAACTGAACCGAAGTGTTTGTTGAGTAATACCTGGTCCTCTTTGCTAGGATATAACCTAAAATTATATGCTTTGTTTAATTTCATGAGGCAAATATAGAAATAATAATTTTATTAACCAAATAGATTTTCATCTTATTAGGTGTTCTGAATTTTAATCAGATATAGGACGTCCCCCGAATTAAGTAGGTTGTTTTATCATAGCATTTCTGCATACGTGATACCAATTAGTTAATATCAAAATAGCTCATCAAATAGCCCTCAGGTGTAGTTATTACCCTTTTAGCCTCATCTTTTGGAGACAGTGTATGTATAGCTGCAGACCATCTCTTAGACTTCTTACAACATATCTCGTATCTCTGGTAGCTCTTTGTAACAGGTCCACCAAAAGTTTCAGTTGTAAATAAGTTCTCATCATACCCATTAGTCTGCTTATCCTCTTTTAGTAGAATCTTTTTAAGGTATGTTTTAAGCCTCTTCTCTGACTTCTTGAACATTCGGTAAGCTGTAGAAAGTTTAACCAAAGATTGTACGTTATTGTGCCTTACATCGATATCGTCAAAGAACTCTATAAAATTATCCTGTTCCTCCTTAGATAGTTCATTAAAAGCTCCACCTTGAAGGAATGCTGCTAGTTTACTTTCTTTTCTTTCTTTTAGTTGGTATAGTACAGGTTCAATGATAAACTCCATTCTCTTGTGTAGATCTGGATGTTCTTTTTCTTTCACCTTACCTCTTGTCATGATTATATGGTAGATTCTAGTCCAGTCACTCTCCTTTGTAAACCCTGCTTTCTCCAAGTCTTCTGAAACTATCTGTAAGTCTGGAGTATTAAATATAGAAAGGTCACACTCTGGAAGCTTGTCTATTATATACTTCTCATACTCATAATAAAGCGTAGCTAAGAATTTCATACTCTCTATTGGTGAAGCTACATTTACTATATCTGAACAAAAATCTACAATCTCCTCATTTGTCCACTCTTTATCTCTCCCTAATCTTTTCTTCTGGTTATACTCTTTGAGGCTGCAATTCATAAGTAAATTCTCTAGATTCCTCGCCACTCCCAAGTTTAAGTAGTAGTCTATTGAATTAGGTAGATAGTAGGTGAGTTTAAGCTTCCTGTCAATATCATCAAATAACTTTCTCTTTCTAAATGTACCGTCTTCTATTCTACTGATTTTATGAAGCTCTAGTTGTTCTTTAATTAGTAAATATAAGTCTTCTCCATAATTACAAAGCATGTCTTCATTATACCCGGACTCCCAACTCTCATCTTGACACGACTTTAAAATCTCCTTACTTGAATGTGGGTTTATTCTCCGGTTGATTAGAGAGTAGATTGTTATAGGCAAATCACCATCATCTCCTTCCTCACTACCGCTCATCTTCTTTAAGTAAAACGAGGCTAAGTTAAGATTCATTATAGCAGATATCGATTCAAGTCTATCCACATAATCCTCCCACACTTCTGTATCCTTAAGGTAGCCGTCAAAATCAAGTAAAGCTCCAAGTCTAAGGTTGTCACAGAAAGTATTCCAAGCTGTATCTGAGTAGCTTAAGTTTGCCTTCTTCTTTAGCATTACCGTATAAAATGAGTCAAGCATACAGTATTTACCTAAGATTGAAGAAGGGATAGAGGCAAATGGATTATTGTTACTCTTTTTCATTAACCTCTCGAATTCCTCCTTCTCTCCGTACCTAGTATATATTTCTTGCTTAGTTTCTTCATTACCTTCAAATATCTCTGGGAGTTTCTCTAATAAGTAGTCAAAGTCATCATCCCAAGAAGCTACTCCCAAGGCTTTCATTGCTGTATATTTTAGGGAGTATCGTTTAAGGTTGTTTCCATCTAGAATATTAAGTACAGCTGAGTCATGGAAGTTATAGTATTTTTTAAAGAGAGTGTAAGTAGCTCTACATTCAAACCCTACGTTATATGTGTAAATCCTATCTTCTGCTGAGTCTAAAAATTCCTTATATCTCTCTAAAAAGTAATCGTAGTAATCTGTACCTTCAATAAACTCCATATCATAGTAAGCGGCATCTCCTGTTTCAGCTGCTATACCCACTCCCATTATCTTCACATTAGGTTCGTTTATTGGAATACCTGAAGTTTCGTAGTCTAATCCAAATATATAATCCTTAAGTGTCGCAAAGTAATTAAAACTCCTGTCGATATCTTCTTTAGTTCTTATAACCTTTGCATATCTTAGCTTAGGTGGATTAATATTGATGTAGTTAGGATTGTACAAGAATTTATCTACATCGTTATACTTTAGGTTAAGCTTTTCATAGTCGATTCTATACCAAGGTCTTCCTGTCTTCTTACTTACTCCTGATTTAGCTACAGCATTGAGGATTTCTGATTTAAGTCTCTGATTGTTGTTTTCAGTTAGATGATTATAAACCTTTTCAGATACAAACTCAGATTTCTTCTCTCCCCTAATGTAAGCGAATTTTAGAATAGCTCCATTATTAAGAACTAAGTAAGGCATTTTAACGATATCCCCTATATGCTCATTTCTTGGACCTAGGTGGACATTTTGAACCTTTGTTATATAATCGTAAGCTTTCTTTTCCATCACGAGGTACTTTTGACCTGGGACGTAAGCTATTTCAGTAGGAGAGGATAGATCACTAACAACTTTGATTTCTGTGTCTTTGAATTTCTCTCCCCCTAATTTAGCTAGGTCCTCTTCGTGAATAATAATGGTTGTGTTCATGTATGGTAAATTTATATTATTCTAGATTGTTTTTATGGGGTATGATCCAGCTAGAGTTACTTCACCACTTGGCATCTTCTCTAAGCTGTAAACTTCATTATCAAAACTTATAAGCACACTATCATCTTCCCCCATAAAGCTGTGTACAAAATTAAGTTTATCTCCAGTTACCACATATCGATAGTTACTTTTTCCATTTAATCTTGCTGGTACTTCTGCTAAATCTGAATACTCCAAAACAAGCTTAACTTCAAAACTATCTCTATTGTCTTCTGGTACCTTTTCTAATATTTCTTTAATTAACTCTCTCACAATTCTCAAATATAAAGTGTTTAACTCTAAGATATGGTGTAGGTAAGTTATAAATCTCCTCCCACATCTCCCCTTCATATGCTTCTAAAACAGTATTGTCTCTAAGCCTTACGAATATTGAATTAGGGCAGACTAGGTAAGAAGCTAATCCATCCTCACTATCTAATTTTTCACTATATGTCAGTACTCCTTTCTCTGGTAAATATTCATCATCGGTACTAACTGACAACTGATCTTCATTGAGCCTTAGTTTGTAATAGTACCCTTGAAAATCCATGCAGTCTATATTTTTAAAGTAAGCGTTAATGTATAATCTATCTAATGTCTCCATCTAGTTATTATCCTCCTGCGTATTTATTAATATCTATTTTTGTTTCGGTGAGCTTGATAAGAATAAACTCCATACTACCCCCTTCTCTGGCATACTTCTCTATATTTAACGACACTACTCTTGCATCATTAACTCCTAAGTACTGAAATAGAGCGTCTTGTACTAGTTTATTCATGTTATCTAAGTCTCTCCGACCACTACCCTGTTTAAGAACGTACTCTATATGTAAATGGTATAGTGGTATCTTTTTCATCCCTTCTATTATGCTTTCATCCTGTGAGTTTAACTGAGCTAGAATCCTATCTTTGAAATCCTTAGCTGCTGGTGCCATATATTTACCTCCTCCTTTCCTTGGCATATAAATACTGTTAACGGAAGGTATGGTGGCATCTTTAAACTCTAGAAGCACTGTTAATCCTTTCTTCATTTCAATATTTTGGTGATTTGGTGTTTTAAAATTATGAACGAACAATTAAAATCCTAAAATGGTAAGGCTGTCTCATTAGTTACTTCCTGCCCTGGTGTTATAGGCGGTGTAGCTACTAATTCCTTAAAAGCCTGATCTGCGTCCTCTTTATTTGACAACCCTTCTTTATCCCCTGTAGCATAACTTATAGATTCTTTCTTGATATATTCGTAACTATTTTGCCATGCTGTAGGTTCAATAGGGTTAGCAGAAATAGAGTCGTACCTTGTTGGGTGAATCTCTATGTGGTTTAATGAAGAAGATATTTGGTAAGGTACTTTATTTAGTTTCCCCCTCCTATTCTTCACTACTGCTATGTAACCTGTATTATATGCTGATTTGGGTGCTTTTCCTATAGTGATCTGCATGTCCAAAATCTGTTGTTTCCTAGAAGACTCTGCTAAACCTTGTAGTGGTATATAGTCATTGTCATAGAAGTTGATTTTAGGTTGAGATAATATAAACACAAGCTTACCTCCCCCTGCTCTAGAAAGTCTGGTTAATTCATCGTATAGAACTCCCCCAGCATCATACATACTCTCAGCTCCCGTTGCAATGTTAGCGTCATAGTCAATCACAAACATATCGAAGTCATCTACCCTAGCCATAAAGAAATTAACCAGCTCTGTAGCGTCCACTTTCTGAGAGGGTACACATGAGAATTTAAAGTTATGGTTAAGCACTTCTCTTGCCTTATCTATGTTTGCTTTAGGGTTGTTATATACTTCATTTACTGGTATTTTTAGAACTTGGGCAGACATACGAATAAGGAAATCAGAAGGTACTAAATCTCCAGCTGCCAAATACATAACTCTTTTCCCCGCTTTACATGCCTCTATACTTTCTGACATCGCAAACAAAGACTTACCTGAATTATGTACAATAGCTCCGTTGGCTAAGGCAAAGTTATGACACTCATGATCCACCTCTAAGTCATATACCGGAACTGTGAAGTCTAGTTTTTCTAATTGTTTATCTATGATTCTAATGTATGTTTTTGTTACAGCATCTTCTATTGAATCCATCATAGTTAAGTCCTCTACTGCCATCCAACCATCCATCTTTGTTAGGAATTTGTGATCTCTTGTGCATTTAATCATAGAGCCATCTTCAAAGGTAAGTTTAATTAGTTCATCTACTTCCTTGCTAATAAAAACATCCTTAACATCTGTAACTATAAACTCTCCCTCATGAAAAGAATCTACCTTAAATATTTCACCCTCAGATATTCTTTTGTGTAACTCTCTGAAGCTTATATTTCCCTTATCTGTTTTAACTTCCACAAACTCAGCAAAGCACCCTGGTTTACCTGATACACATACTAGTTGAGCATTTAAGTATTCACCTATTGGGCTACAGTCGTTAATCATCTCTATTGAACTTTTAATCCCCGACCCGTTTAGTGGATCCTCATCCCTCTCAGCAGCTTCATCAAAAGAGTCTATAAGTATGGTCTCTGAGAATTGATCTTTGTAATCCGTGTTTCTAATAAAATTTAACCTTTCTGTTGTATCTGCTATCTCATTAGACTTTAGGATTATCTCATTCTCACATAGTTTTCTAAAGGTGTTCCTATATTGAGCTATGTCTGATGAGGGTAACTTCTTAAACTCCATGATCTTACCAATAACCTTTTCCATAGCTTTAGGTGTCATCTCTGGAAGGTTATTTATTAGGAGGTGCTCATTTAAGTTTATTGGGTCAGTATCTCTAACTAATTTAGCTAGGGTTACTTCTAATGTATTATCTGTAAGTCCACTTCTAGTCAGGTAGCTTATAAAGTGTGACATGTTGGTTCTTGCTTCGTGTGTTAAGTAGTTGTTAAATAAGGCATAACACACATTAAGTTCTAATCGTTGCTCTACATCCATAATTAATTGTTGTGTTTATCGAAGTATCTATTGTTTAAAACCTCATCATAATAATCTAAGTTAGGGTCAAAGTGTTTACCTGCTATTTTCGCTATAAACTCGATTCCCTTCTGAAAAACCACAGTCTTAAAATATAGGTGTCTATCGTTATTCTTATCTACCCAAGTTGACTGAATGCTTCTAAAATACCCTGCATCAACATATCTTTGGTAAGGATCATTGTTTGACATTAGAATTTTATGGTATCTCAGAAAAGCGAACATCTTATTACGACCGAGCCCTTTTATATTTACATTCTTGGCAACTTCATTCATAGTAAAAGTATCCTTGCTGTCTGCTACAATGTCATAGAATTCAGCTTTAGGTTTCATTGCTTCATTCTCTAACTCTAAAGGCTTCACATACTGCTTCTCATATTCTAGTAGAGCGTATAATACTTGGTTCTCATCTCCAGCTGAATTCAAAATATCTAATTGGAGTTGATTCTTAAGAGGTAATACAGGTTGCTGAGCGTTCATTAGTTGCTTAGCTAACTTTTCACACTCAATAAAATATCTTCTTGCTTGTTTCCCTTTCTCATTCCCTTCAACCATTGCAAGCTCCTTAGCCATATCTAAAGTTAGTGCATATTCTTTTTTATTATGTCCTCCTCTCCCTGTTTGCTCGCCAAAATTGTTGAGCAATTGATAGTCCTGATTTTCAATGAATTCATACTTCTCTATTCTATCTTTGATCCAGTTTGAAAAATCTCTTCTGCTCTCTAAAAATTTGTGAAGTTCTCTAGCGGATACTACTTGGTTTCCACTTTCATTTGTTGTAATTTTAATAAGCTCGTTCATTGTTTTTGTATTTTAATATTCTAATTTTCTCAAGTTTGTTATTCTATCTTCTTCAAAATCAGTTCCTACATATAAGTCTAAGGTATTCTGAGTAATTTTAATCTTCACTCCATCTACTATAAGGTAAACAGCTTCTCCATAAGGTAGCTCTGGGAATAGATGATTAATACCACACCAGACAGGATGACCAGGAAGTATATTTACATGACTCTCTTTGGTCTCTCCTCTTTTCTTATAACCTTCAACTAAATCAAATAAAGCTCTCTTACATCTAACTGCTCTAATCTCATCGTCTATTTCTGCCAGTTGTTTAGTTACAGCCCTCTTTTTATATTCAAGGTTGCTGATCTGTTCTATATATTCGTTATCTTTCATGGCATTAATCTTTTTATTTCGTTAACTTTAGAAAGCTTATAGTATTCCTTTATCATCTGTATTTGGTGTCTAAGCTTCTTGGAGTATATAGGTACGTCTTTCTTAAACTCAATGCAGTATATATTAACCTCCTTCTCTCTACTCCTCCCTATAGCTTGAAGAATATGGTTAGGGGCTTTCTCTTCCAACATTAAAAATATACTCTTGATGTTTGGGAAATCTATAGAATTGTATCCGGAGCGTGTCCCAAAGAAAATATCCACCTTATGCTCCCTTACTAGATCTTTCGCCTCATTCATGCTTAATTTTTCTCCATTATAAGTGTAACCTGAGGAAGAAAGTATTAGTATGTTTAAAGATTTGTCTAGTTTAGGTGTGAGGTTCTCTATGACTTGTGTTCGGTTAATTGGTATAAAAGTAGTTCCTTGTCTATGCTTTACCATGAACCGATTGAACACGTCGATGAATTTAGGGTTGTCGTATAGATTATCTTTTACATAATTAAGGTTTATCCCACTAGTTTTCCCTGTCTCATCCACAACTATCTCTAAATCAGACTGGAATCTCTCTATATGCATTGTCTTGTGATCTGGAATTAAGTGTACTGTAGCATAACCGAAATACTTAACTAGATTCTCATTCTTTACATTATAATATTCGTCTGAGTTAGGCGTTAGTCTTTCAGTTCCAGATTTATTAGAAGTAGCTGAGAATCCATACATAAACTCTCTTCCCAGTAAAGTTGAATCTAAGTGAGCACACATCATATCGTTAAGACTCTGCTCCACCTCATCAAATAGAATAACCTTTACCTTCTTAAGCCAATCTATATTATCTTCATTTCTAGATTGTTCACTCCTCCAAAATCCCTTAGCGTTTATAAAATTCACATACAAGTTTGGATTAAAGTAACCTGGATCTTCTAACTTAAATTTACTACAGGCTCTATCCTTAAGTTCCTCCAAAGCCTTACTTGAAGACGTAATGAATAAGGTAGGTATTTTATTTTCATTAAGATAAGCAGCAAGGGTAGCCATAATCTCACTCTTGCCATATCCTGTGTAAACCTGACATAGACCTATTCTGTATCTAAGTAGTTTTTGTAGTAATTCGTTTTGGTTATCTAGTAAGTTTTCAAATTCAGGTAACTTCAATCGCATGTTCTCAATATATAAGGTTGTCAAGATAATTAAATAAAGTTCGGTGCTTATCAATAAATTCAATGATATCCCATTTTAAGTCTTTATCTTCTATCTTCTTAAATTTCTCTTCGTGTTGTTCAAGTAGGATATCAAACTGTTTAAGGGTGTTTTCTCTATCTAGGATAACCATAGTAACTGGTGTAACTCCTACATATTTTCTTGAGTTTATATCCCTTATTTCCTTTATCTCCTTACTTGTGAACTCTATTGTAATATTAGGTATTATCCCATCTATCTGTAATCCATTTGTGTGGTAATCGGAGTAGATGAATTTATAGTAGGTAGTTCCGTCTTTAAAGCAAACCTGTCCATCTATATTAACCAGTATTACAACTCTAGTATCCTTCATAGTTTATATATTTTACTCTCTTATCTTTATTTATTATGTCTTTGGCCTTTAGA